GTCAAGCCTGTTGCGCCGATAGCGCCGGTTTCACCGGTTAGACCCGTAGCACCGACACCGCCCGTTTCACCCGTCATACCCGTCGAACCAACTGCACCCGTTTCACCAGTTAAGCCTGTAGTACCGATAGCGCCAGTTTCGCCAGTCAAGCCTGTTGCGCCGATAGCGCCGGTTTCACCGGTTAGACCCGTAGCACCGACACCGCCCGTTTCACCCGTCATACCCGTCGAACCAACTGCACCCGTTTCACCAGTTAAGCCTGTAGTACCGATAGCGCCAGTTTCGCCAGTCAAGCCTGTTGCGCCGATAGCACCCGTTTCACCAGTTAGACCTGTTGTACCGATAGCACCAGTTTCACCAGTTAAGCCTGTCGCACCGATAGCACCCGTTTCACCTGTAAGACCTGTAGCACCAATAGCGCCCGTTTCACCAGTGAGACCTGTAGCACCAATAGCGCCCGTTTCACCGGTTAAGCCCGTTGCGCCAATAGCGCCAGTTTCACCTGTGAGACCTGTAGCGCCAATAGCGCCAGTTTCACCTGTGAGACCTGTAGCACCAATAGCGCCAGTTTCACCTGTGATACCTGTAGCACCAATAGCACCAGTTTCACCAGTGAGACCTGTTGCACCAATATCGCCGGTTTCACCTGTGAGACCCGTAGCGCCGATAGCACCAGTTTCACCTGTGAGACCCGTAGCACCAACAACACCCGTTTCACCCGTCATACCCGTAGCACCAATAGCACCCGTTTCACCCGTCATACCCGTAGCACCGATAGCACCTGTTTCGCCTGTGAGACCTGTCGATCCAACAGCACCAGTTTCACCCGTCATACCCGTAGCACCGATAGCACCTGTTTCGCCTGTCATACCCGTAGCGCCGATAGCACCCGTTTCACCTGTTAAGCCCGTTGCACCAACAGCACCCGTTTCGCCCGTCATGCCCGTAGCACCGATAGCACCAGTTTCACCGGTTAGACCCGTAGCACCGACACCGCCCGTTTCACCCGTCAAGCCTGTTGCACCAACTGCACCCGTTTCACCAGTTAAGCCTGTAGTACCGACAACGCCCGTTTCACCCGTCATGCCCGTAGCACCAATAGCACCCGTTTCACCTGTGAGACCCGTTAGGCCGATAGCGCCGGTTTCACCTGTGAGACCCGTAGCGCCGATAGCACCAGTTTCACCTGTGAGACCCGTAGCACCAACAGTACCCGTTTCACCCGTTAAGCCTGTAGTACCGATAGCACCTGTTTCACCTGTGAGACCCGTCGATCCAACAGCACCCGTTTCACCCGTCATACCCGTAGCACCAACAGCACCCGTTTCACCCGTCATACCCGTAGCACCGATAGCACCTGTTTCGCCCGTCATACCCGTAGCACCAATAGCGCCAGTTTCACCCGTCATACCCGTTGCACCAACAGTACCCGTTTCACCTGTGAGACCCGTTGCGCCGATAGCACCAGTTTCACCCGTTAACCCGGTTGCGCCGATAGCGCCAGTTTCGCCTGTTAAACCCGTTACACCGATAGCACCTGTTTCACCTGTGAGACCCGTTGCACCGATAGCGCCAGTTTCGCCTGTCATACCCGTAGCACCGATAGCACCTGTTTCGCCTGTGAGACCCGTAGCACCAACAGCACCCGTTTCACCCGTCATACCCGTAGCACCGATAGCACCCGTTTCACCAGTGAGACCCGTTGCACCGATAGCGCCAGTTTCGCCCGTCATACCCGTAGCACCAATAGCGCCAGTTTCACCCGTCATACCCGTTGCACCAACAGTACCCGTTTCACCTGTGAGACCCGTTGCGCCGATAGCACCAGTTTCACCCGTTAACCCGGTTGCGCCGATAGCGCCAGTTTCGCCTGTTAAACCCGTTACACCGATAGCACCTGTTTCACCTGTTAAGCCTGTAGTACCAACAGCACCCGTTTCACCCGTCATGCCCGTAGCACCGATAGCACCAGTTTCACCCGTTAACCCGGTTGCGCCGATAGCGCCAGTTTCGCCTGTTAAACCCGTTACACCGATAGCACCTGTTTCACCTGTGAGACCCGTCGATCCAACAGCACCCGTTTCACCCGTCATACCCGTAGCACCAATAGCACCAGTTTCACCTGTTAAGCCCGTTGCACCAACAGTACCCGTTTCACCCGTCATACCCGTAGCACCAATAGCACCAGTTTCACCTGTTAAGCCCGTTGCACCAACAGTGCCCGTTTCACCCGTCATACCCGTAGCACCAATAGCGCCAGTTTCACCTGTGAGACCCGTGGCCCCAACAATACCAGTTTCACCCGTCATACCCGTAGCACCAATAGCGCCAGTTTCACCTGTTAAGCCCGTTGCACCAACAGTACCCGTTTCACCAGTTAAGCCTGTAGCACCAATAGCGCCAGTTTCACCAGTGAGACCCGTAGCCCCAACAATACCAGTTTCACCTGTGAGACCTGTAGCACCGATAGCACCTGTTTCACCTGTTTCACCTGTGAGACCCGTAGCACCGATAGCACCCGTTTCACCTGTGAGGCCTGTAGCACCAATAGCGCCAGTTTCACCAGTGAGGCCCGTCGAACCAACTGCACCCGTTTCACCTGTGAGGCCCGTTACACCGATAGCACCCGTTTCACCTGTTAGACCCGTCGAACCAACTGCACCCGTTTCACCTGTAAGACCCGTAGCACCTGATGCGCCTGTTTCACCTGTAAGACCTGTAGCACCTGATGCGCCTGTTTGACCTGTAGGTCCTGTAGGACCTGTACTCCCAGACGCAGGTGGGCCTGTAGGACCCGTTGCGCCTGTTTCAGAGAGACCGGTAGGACCTGTAGCACCTGTACCTCCTGCACCTGCTGCGCCTGTCGGGCCCGTTGCGCCTGTTTCAGAGAGACCGGTAGGACCTGTAGCACCTGTACCTCCTGCACCTGCTGCGCCTGTCGGACCCGTTGCGCCTGTTTCAGAGACACCCGTAGGACCTGTAGCACCTGTAGTTCCTACACCTGCTGCGCCTGTCGGGCCCGTTGCGCCTGTATTCATGGCGGTTCCTGCAAGACCTGCTGGTCCCGTATTCCCTGTGGGTCCTCCTGCACCAGTAGGCCCCCCAGGACCGATCTGACCTTGATACCCTCTTGGACCTAGAGCCCCTGTTGGACCTGTCGACGTCCATAAGGTTGACACATTGTTTGTATCTCTAACATATAAATTAGATCCAATTGTAAACAATCGAAACCCTGTTTGACCTGATATCGGCGTCAATTCAATGAAGGGAGTCCCAACGCCAGGGTCAGTGAAGACTTCCTGTCCGTCAAAATTTAATTCTCCTTGGGACATTCTACTGGTGTCTTACAAATTCTTGTTTGTCTTTCGTCCTTCGAACAATTTCCCCGCCTTGTTCATATCCATCGGAATCCAGCGGGCCCCTAGCCATTCCATGTGTGTTGCTAAGCGCAAAATACGTTCTTTATGGTATTTGGCATATGATTGTTGTAGTTCCACACCGGGAACAACGAGACCATGAATTACCTGTAGATTTGCATGTTCTAATGCTACACTTATTTCACCCTGCTCTAAGGCGAATTCGACTCCTGCTGTCACTGACATCCAATCTGCCTCCAAAGTCGTCTTTGCGTTATCCTTTGTAATTACCATCGAAGTAATGTGCTCATGTAAACTAGGTATCATAAAGGCTGCGACCTGTGTGCGTCTACTTACCGTATTAAATGCCTTATCCGTTTGTACTATAGAATACAGGATAGGCATATAGGGACGCCTGCCTGCTACACGAGTGTAGGGCGTCCAGACAAGAGGGGTATACTTTGAAAATCGTGCTACAGACATTCTACTTTTTAAAAAGAGCCATGACCTTAGGCCTTCCCTTATGAAGTATTGAAAAATGTTAAAAAGACGTTGTGAAATCGCTCATCTGGTGAACAAAACTGGATCCAAGATAGGGCGATGAAACCTCAACTTCCAAAGGAAATACAGCATCTATTACCTGAAGAACTTGTTCGATTAATCGATAGTTTCGTCCCTCACCTGAAAAAGACCCCGACCCCCAAACCCAGTCCGAGTTTGGAGCGAGAAGTCAGATTAATACAGTCGAAATACCTACACGGATGTACGGGCATGTATTTAGAAGATTTAGAAGATTTTATATTGGATGCTCCACCTAAAAAGGCTAGATGAGTTGCGCATAGGAAGCCCACACGAGATCCGAATCCCGGATCTGTTGCGGACTCATTCTTACAAACCAAGCGAATTCGTAACGTTTCACCAACTGATCGCCATCAAACGGTACATATAGAGTTCCAGGAAGCAAGGCTGTATTGGGATCTGCTGGCTCCGCTACACGACCAAAGATATCCTCCAACTGTCGGGCTTGTCCGTTTGGCAACCTGCCACCATCGGCATTTCGAATGACGGTAATGTGTTGGGCTCTTTGTTGCGTATAGATCTCCTTATGAACACGACGGGCTAAGGCAGCCGACCAGGATGTAGGACCTGCACCGACTACCGAATTTAGAATACGGGCGGCAATTATCCAAGCAGGATGATTCGCAGATCTGGAGTAGGCCACATAGGGTGCAGGGGCCTCCGCTACGGCAGTGACCGGATTGGCGACGACTTCATCTGGATCCACCCCAAAAACAGCGGCGTCGACGCCCTGAAGAACAGGTGAAAAACGGCCCACACAGATGGTTGATGTACCATCCATGACTAGGCCGCCCTTGGATGCGCACAGATTGGCGATGGCCCATTGACGGAAGAGGGCCGGAGGTAGTTGTGCCGCCTGTGGATCGGCGTTCCGAATCTCCGCTATAATGGCAGATCGTCCAAAGAGGGGGACTACACGAAAATCCTCTCCCTGCGTCCTATGTACAGCGTCTAAGGCTACTTGTACATAACCTCGATTGATATCCTGCGAATTTCGTCCCCCAAAATCATACCAGTGCCTGGCATTCGTCTCCGAATCAACTAAGAAATACAACGTCGGTCGGAACATCGGACTCAAGGCTTCTCCTTGGACCCGGCGTCTCATGGAGAGCAAAAGAGAGGCTGCCATTAACAAGACGGCTGCAAGCGGCGCATAATCCATTCTAACAAGATCAAACAATATTTGCACCAGATAGGTGTATGCGTAAATCTGTAAAATGGGTGGGATTTGACATGGATGAATGCGTAGGAGTGACGCATTATCTATACCCCTTCGCACATGAATTTCTTAATCGAGAGACCTCTACGTTTTTTAAGACTGTGCTAAAGGCTCTGGCGAAAAGCGAGATACAGCGTAATACAGGATATCTACGTCCTGCTATGTTTCCGGTGTTAGATGCGGTTTACAAGAGTTGGAAATCGGGGCACATTGCCGGTGCCTTCATGTATTCAAACAATAGTAGTCATGCACTAGTGGATATGATACGTCAACTACTAAATACGATTATCGGTCTTCGACACTCGCTCCCACATCCTCCTCTTCTATTTCAAATGGCCGTCTCGGGCCAAACTCCCGAACGCCCTTCCTCCTTTGTCAAAGACTGGGAAGGGGTCCTTACCTGTTTGAAAAGTCACGGGCTTGTTGTTCCTGCCTCAAAACAGGACTTGTTATTTTATGACGACATGCCTCATGTACTGGAACGTCAGATTCCCCATTATTGCCGAGTACCCAAGTACACCTTTGTCACACCCCAGGCCCTGTTTATTGCTCTTGTCAATCCGCTCGTTCCTCCGGATCTTAGTTATGACTGGTCTTCCGTCAAACAGCAACTCCAATCCCTTGATCATTCCGTGTCCAAGCAAATTCCCGAGACCGACCGTGGAACAATACCTATGCTGAATGCGTTTCGTACGTTTGATTCAATAGGTCCAAAAACTACAAGAAGACATTCTCGCAAACATCGTATGACAAGAAAAATTCGAAGACAGGAATAGAATGAACGAACTTGCATTTCTTGTGTCCAAACCCCCTCCCTACATCCAATCTCCTGGTCCTGTGAATCCTCCTATGATTGGTAATGGCACCTATACCTCCTGGCCCGGAGGAGTCGATCCCAGTTCTCCTCTATACTCCAGCAACCCTATCCCTCTCAGCATGACGGGGGGTCGTCGTTCTTCAAGGAAGGTGACTCGTAAGAATCGCAAGGCCAATCGCAAGGCTAAGCGCAACAACTCTCGTAAGGCGGAGCGTAAGAATAGCCGTTCTTCAAGGAAGAACAATTGCCGTTCTTCAAGGAAGAACAATCGCCGTTCTTCAAGGAAGAACAATCGCCGTGCGGCTAGTCGCAACAATCGAAAGCATTAAAAATATGCTTTTGTAACAATCAAGTCCGTCAATGGCAAACTTGATTGTTAAATCATACTATTTATCTATGTTCCGCTAAAAACATATCATCTGTTCCTCCATGTATCTGCATTATTTTATAGTTCAGCGATTCAAGAAAGGCAAACAGCGATTTACGAATATCTTTGGCAGGAAGACCACGCTCTTCATATCGTTCCGGCCATGATTCGAATAAGATCTTAGGATAAGAATTTGCTTCCAACGTTTTAAGAGCCCCTCGTAATACAAATTCCTCATGACCCTCCACATCCATCTTTATAAAGTTAATATCCGTAAGCCCGAAGGAATCGAGTGTTCTCATAGGGACATCAATCGTTGGTACACCTGCATCATTAGGAAATCCAGAAATACCATTCCCGCCACCATCCCTTGGATCTCGAATATAATACTTAGTCGTTCCCTCCTTATCGCTTAACGCACAGTTAAATTTCGTCACATCATAACTAAGATCCCGAAGAAGTAAATTCGCACAAAGAAAATTATAAGACTTGGGTGAACACTCAAAACTGTATACGTGCTTTACTTTCTTACCAAATGCGCAGGTGTACATACCAATATGCGCACCAATATCCAGGATATTTTTATCCGGTTTAGCAAAGTTTTCCACTGCCCAGTCGATATATCCTCGTTCATACAGCCCTGTATTAAAATAATCACGTGCACACCGTGCTTCCGGTACAAAGAGCGTTCCTGGACCATCTCTTACTTTCATGAATAAGGGATCCTCAGAAGCATATGATTGAACCTTAATGTGAAACATTCTTACATATCTTTCTTACACGGCTTTAGACCTTTATTGGCGCAGAAAGGTGAAAAATATTTTTGTTTGTTTTTTTGATTTTGGTGTATTGTATTTTTTTTATTTATTTATTGTTGTATATGTAAGTCTAATCGTAAATCTTCAAATCCATAGGAAGCACTGCTACCTTCTTCCCGTAAAACGCCTCGATCTCCTCCTGCACCCGCATCTCCCTCTGATCAATGATGTTGATCGATGCACCCTTACGACCGAATCGACCCGATCGACCAATACGGTGAATGTAATTGGAATGCTGAACAGGGAGTTGAAAGTTGATTACCAAGGAAATCTGTTGCACATCAATACCACGACCAATGAGATCCGTTGCAATCAGCACACGAATCTTACCTGAGCGGAAGGAATCCATGATACGCTTACGCTCCTTGGGCTCCATGTCGCCGTGAATATAACTCACATCAAATCCACGTCCCGTCATAGCATCGCAGAGATTCTCCGCCTCCTTTTGCGTATTGACGAAGATGGTACACTGAGAGAAGGTCAAACAGTCGCTCAGGTCGCAGAGAGCGTCCAACTTGTGCTCCGGTCGGTCCACCAACAGATAGTACTGGGAGATACCATCCAAACTCACCTCCTCAGGATCACGCAGAATCTTCAGCGGGTTGCGAGCCAAGAGTGTATTCGCCACTGCCGCAATGGCTGGAATCATGGTTGCACTGAAGAGACCAATCTGTGTATCCTCTGTCCACTTGAAGGGATCCGACAATATGCAATAGATCTGCTCCTTGAACTTGGCATCCAAGAGTTGATCCGCCTCATCGAGAATCAGTGCCTTAAAGGTTCTAGGAACAATCGCCTTGCGATTGAGTAGATCGTAAAAGCGACCAGGAGTCGCTATCAGGAGATGTGGGATCTCCTTGGATCCTCTACGGAGTTTCGCCAGATCCGCATCCACATGGTTGCCACCTACAGCCAGGTGGACACGGATTCCCATATGGGCAACTAGGCCCTTGGCCACAGTGTAAATCTGGTCCGCAAGTTCACGAGTGGGAGCCAAGACACCCGCCTGGACCTCATCCAGAGTCGGATCCATATTCGCCAGAATGCCAATTAAGAAACCACCCGTCTTGCCGGTGCCCGAGGGGGCCTGAGCCAGGACATCCCTACGAGCCTTCATAGGAACAATTACCTTGCTTTGAATTTCACTAGGCTTCTCAAAGCCATAGCCGTACACACCACGAAGAAGATTGGCAGGCAAGTCCATCTTATCGAAGGACTTAATCTCCTCAATGACTTCGGATGTGTAAGTCGTCGAAGACGATGCAGATGCAGAGACGGATGCCGCCGCTGCGGCTGCTGTATTTGCTGTGTTTACTGTCTTATTCACTGTAAGAACAGGTGCGTCGAATTCATCGACTTCGCCAAATTTAGGAGTACCAGGTCTAGACATTGTATATAAGTATAAAGAGTAAGATTGCTTTAAACGAAGGAAGGACGGTGATTCAGGGACAGGACGCATCCGCCCTTCAATTTTTTGCGTGGAAAAAATTGGAGCCCGGTGTCAGGGGATGAAACCTGTACAGAATGACGACAAGAAACACAAGAAACACAAGAAACACAATAACTACAAGAACCATAAACAACGTGAGAGACTACCTTGCCACTCCTTACAGTGCGTCGTTACAGATCGATGAGCATCCCGCACTATCCATCACTCTTACTGCGGAACGTAATCGTTCTCAGCCACTTGTCCAAACTCACGGAAAGTACTTCAACTCAGTCGAGCATCTCTTCGGTCATTACAACAAGTACAATGCCGGTTCTACACTGAATGCTCAGTTGTATTTGAAGGATGGTTGCCAGCGACTCCTACAGTATATTGTCTTCCAAGAGGGTCCCTACAGTAAGTTGAGTGTCGCTCAGATCTTGGAACTCTCTCCTGCAGAATGGGACGAGATGCCTGCGTTGGAGGAAATAAGACCCGTTGCTGTGGTAACCCGTACAATAGTAGCGAAGAAGCAGCGTGATGTAGACTTAAGTAGCCGATGCGATGCGATCGAACGCAGTCTGAATGAGTTGAGCAAGAAGAATACCGAGACCAGTGCGCAGGTAGACAACATATTCCTTGTACTTAATGATCTAAACAAAACGATATCTACACTCCATAATATTGTAAAAACGACACAGTCAATCAACAGCACACGGACTCGTATGGTATAGGCATACTATATAAAAAATGGTGATTTGGTTTTTTTTGTATTTTTTGTTTTTTTTGTATTTTTTGTTTTTTTTGTATTTTTTGTTTTTTTTTGTATTTTTTTTAATAAGCATCGTCCTCTGGCATTTCACCAGGCTCCACGGAAAGCCAAGGACCATCCCAGTTTGGATCCCCTTCTGTATGTTCCTGAAAGGCGCATAACAACCAAACAACTTCCTCGGAAAACATCCCATGGTCTTTGAAGAAGTGATTGCGCAGAGAATTTAATCTCTCTTGGCACAATGACGCTTTTATATCATTGTAAAGACACTCCGCCGCATCATCATCCGTATAACGATTGTGGGGATGACAGGGATGGTCTTCCGGCAAATTGGAGGACGAGGTAAGTTGTTCTACAATTAAGGCTGCGAAACGTACGTACCTCTCATCATCTTCTTCGTCAAACCACTCTATAAATTTTTTACCAATCGTTTGAAAACTAGTCATTGTAAGAAAGCACATGGGTTGATGTGTCTGTGACCAGTTTTCAATTTTTCTCAACTGCGGTGTAGTACGTTCGTTCAAATCTCGCAATATTATAAATTCTATAATGGCTAGTGAATCTAATTGGGCGCTTTCAAGCCCCCTAGCACAAATTGTAATTATTTGTGCATCCAAAGGACGCCGTATCAACATGGAACGGCAAATGAAGGACTTAAAGTTGCCCTTTCTTATTCGTTATCTAGATGCCAATACTCCCACTAATTCGCAGGATTGGCTGCCCAAAAACACTCAACATTGGTATCAACTGCTTCTATCTTGTGCTGGAAGCCATATTCGTGCACTCGAACTCTCCCAACGGGAAGATGTTCCTCCCTTTACAATTGTATTAGAGGACGACGTTGCACTTCATGAAAACTTTTATGATCTTGTTGTCAATCTTATGCTGAAATGGGATAGTTCTGTCATTGGAGATATGTGCTTTCTTGGCTATGTGCCGAAACAACGAAGTAAATATGAAATACAGGAGCCTCTGCTAGAACTCTCACCCTCGTTCAAGGTAATTCCAAGCAAACGGGATATGGGTCTTCAAGGATATATTGTAAAAAGAGGAACACTCCAAACGCATATGGCATTGTTGTCAAAACCAACCTGGTTTGAAATGGCCTCTGCTGTTAAAGCAGCCTATCCAACCATAGAAGAAGTACGTGAATGCGATATCTTGTTTTATCACATGCTTAAACAAACTCTTGTGTATCCACCTCTTGTGATTGAACAACAAAATACTATATCTCTCTTAAATTCTTTGTCAAATAAGAACGAAGTCTTGTGGTGGGAACCCTTTTTCAAAGGACACGAATCAGATCGAGAGGCTTATTGGCATTCTAATAAACCATCCAACGCATTGGGCCACCATGAGTCTAAACCACCTAAATCTAACGAACTATGCTTTGCAATTTTAGCGAAAAATAAGGCAGGAACCTTACCCTTTTATCTCCAATGTCTTCTTGCACAAACCTTACCAAAGTCACAAATTCACTTATATATTCGTACTAATGATAACACAGATGATACAGCCGTCCTTTTACAAACCTTTGTAAAGGAACACGGATCGAAATACGCCAGCGTATTTTACGACGATTCCAGTGTTAATAGTGTATTAAAACAGTACAGAAATCACGAATGGAATACAACACGATTCAAACTCCTCGGAAAACTTCGTCAGGATTCCATCGAGTATGCAAAGACGAAAGGTACACACTACTTTGTAGCAGACTGTGACAACTTTATAACATCGATTACCCTTGAGAAAATGCTAGAACAAACAGCCCTTGGAGTTATAGCCCCTATGCTTACAACTAACTCCATGTATTCAAATTATCATTATGATGTAGATGCAAATGGCTACCTAAAAACCCATCATAATTACGGAAAGGTGTTAGACCGAACCATCCGTGGATGTATTGAAGTTCCAGTTGTCCATTGCACCTATTTTATTGCAAACAATGTCTTACAACACATAAATTACGACGATAACTCGGCTCGTTACGAATATGTAATCTTTAGCGATGTGTTACGAAAGAAGAAAATACCTCAATATCTAGACAACCGATTTATATACGGATTTTTAACAATGAAGGATACAAAATCGGAATTTGAGAAAGAACTTTCTAAGAACTATCTTTCTTACTTATCTGGAGAATTTTACAATCCAACGGGTCTAACACCCTTGAAACCGACGTTCAAGGTGTGGCTGAGTGCTGGATTAGGGAACAGACTCTTCCAATTGGCGTCTATCAAAGGTCTGGCTCACAAGTATAATTGTGACTTTCAGGTAGTAGGATACAATCGAGGTAATTCAATCCATTCCTGGATGTTTAAACAAGAAGAACCTCCTTATGAGTGCACATACGATGAATGTCGCACAAAATCATTTTTGAAAGGTTACAAAAGTTACGAACAATTAGTTATACATCACCAAGGATATCATGAACCTGCTATCAAGGCCGAAAATACCTTGTTCTATGGATATTATCAATCAGAACTCTATTTCAAAGAGATTCGGTCCCAGATAAGAGACCTGTTTAAACCTAGTCAAACTATTTTGAACGAACTCGGTGCCTTTGAGAAGACTCTTCCTACATCCTTTCAGAAGACAGTCGTCGTTCATGTACGTCTTGGTGATTACCTACATCAATGGAACAAGCCTCGATTTTTTATCGATTTATCGACCTATTATAAAAACTGCATTGACGATTTGTGCACTTACACAAAACGTAAGACTGGATTTCACTTTCTTCTCGTCTGCGAACAATGCGACCAAATTGATACGGTATATCCCTCCCTACGTCCTATATTAGAATCTCATGGAGTCGTCACAGTTTCAGGGGCTCATACAGAAGAATTTGACCTCTTTCTCCTTGCATCCTGTTCCACTGTTATTTGCGGGAATTCCACCTTTGCATGGTGGGGCAGTTGGTTGAATCAATGCATTGAAAAACGAGTGTATCATCCCAATCGATGGTTAACAGATCATACACATCGAATTGAGATGGAAGGGGCTCTTGTTCTCTCTATATAACTGCGTTTTTATAACCTTGTATAAATCACTTGAATCATAGAATGAATTCACCCTTGGCGTCCATCCTCGTCATCAGTTGTTCACCATCTCGTGCCGATACCATCCAACGGCAGTTTACAGAACTGAAGGTTCCGTATCCTGTGACAATAATGGACGCATGGGTTCCCGAAACATCTCAGGACTGGTTGCCTAAAAATACCTTCGTATGGTTCCAAAAACTCCTCTGCTGTACCCGAAGTCACATCAAAGCCCTTGAACTTGCGAATTCTATAGATGCTGCACCCTTTACGATTATTATGGAAGATGATGCAGCACTCCATCGAACTGACTTTGTCCCTACTGTTCAAGCCTTACTGTCTCGATGGGACAGTCTTGTAAGTCCAGCACTCATGTGTTGCGCAGGTTGGATTCCTGATGGAACATGGACGTCTTATCAGTCTAAATCATCTGTTCCTATCACCAATACACATTCCTTGTTTGAATCTGAAGGAATTGGGCTTCAAGCCTATATTGTAAAACGTGGCACACTTTCCTCACAACTAAAGATGTTGGTAAAGCCCACGTGGTTTGAAATGTCAAATACTGTTACAGCGTCTCATAAAATTCCATTTGGACAAGTTCGTGAGCCTGATTTAATGTTAACGAAGGTGTTTCCACAACGATATGTCTTGCCACCTATTGCAATTGAACAATATAATACAACGACTACCATCATAAGGCAACAAGAACCTAATGAATATTATTATCATCCGTTTTTTAAAGGTCATGAATCCAAGCGGCTTGTATATTGGTCGTATAACAACCGCCCAGACACCGTGGTGTTTGCAATCTTGGCAAAAAATAAGGCCGCCGTCCTCCCCTTCTATCTCGAATGCCTTTTGAATCAAACACTCCCCAAACAACAAATTCATCTCTATATACGCACGAATGATAACACTGACAACACTACCAGTATTCTAAAAACATTTGTTGATACATACGGACACAAATATGCCAGTATATTTTACGATGATTCGCCCATTTCTAACACGCTAAAAACATTCAAGAATCATGAATGGAATCCTACACGCTTTTCGATTCTCGGAAATCTTCGTCAAGATTCTATCAATCACGCTGCAAAATTAGGAGCCCATTATTTTGTAGCCGATTGCGATAACTTCATTGTTCCTTCTACCTTAGAACGCATGTTGGAACAAAAAGATCTTGGTGTGATTGCACCGATGCTGGTTACAAAAACTGCCTACTCTAATTTTCATTATGACGTAGACACCAATGGATATCTGAAAGATCATCCTAATTATTTGAAACTCTTGAATCGTTGCATCTCTGGATGCATTGAGGTCAAAGTAGTTCACTGTACATATTTTGTTGCAAATCATTTGTTGTTTCGTGTTATATATGATGATAAATCGGCACGTTATGAATATGTCATCTTCAGTGATATATTACGAAAAAGAGGTGTTCCTCAATACTTGGATAACCGGCAATATTATGGATTTCTTACCTTTGCAGATACAGAGGCAGACTTTACAAAAGAACTGTCTGAATCTTATAAATCTCATCTGGACATACATTTTACAAGATCATAAACGGACGTCTGTCCTTATCCAAGATGCACTTAGATCCGTCCGCACGAACACGATCAAAATAAAAAGATATATGTGCGATTCGGACACCGTACAATTTCATATAATATGCATACATAGTTTCCGAATGAAGAGGATAAACCTTGCTGTAGGGAAGCAGTTGATGAAAAATACTTCCGTACAATTTATATGTTGCGTTCGTAGTAACAGCAAATCGGTCATTCATTCCATGCACTAGATGAAAATTTGGAACACAAATCGTACAATCATTTGCTAAGCGAAACATTACTGGATCCAACTCTGTTAAATACTCTACGTCCGGTCGCAAAAAGAGAATATAATCAAATTCTGATGCGTGAGTTGTTATAAGTTCCGTGAGTTTTAGTTTGGAATACATGGCGCATACAAAATTATCCACACTGTTATATCCTGTATTCCATGGATCAGGATGTGCACGGTAGTCCTCTAATCTAAGGGTTCGTTTCACTGTGTCTTGATCCTCACACACAACGTAATCTGGTTTCAATAAGGTGTATTCTTCATTATTCAACATCAAATTTGTTTCACCTGTTCTAACATTTGTAAATGGCGATAATAGCCGAAACGTATGCATAAAAATAGTATACTCTATGCCATGACGATGCAGCACGTCTAGTATCTTGGCCTGAATAGAGGGCAGAGTCCGTGTAAGACTTCGAGCAAGTCCCCAAAATCCCAACGCAATCTTCATCTTGCTGATGATACCAATCTGTTCGTTTAGACTCCTTGTATTCGAAACGACTCGGTTTCCAAGATGCGACGAACACTTTCCTCAATCGTCGGAACCGATGGAAACAGCGCCTCCAATCGTGTCGTATCCAATTCGTTGTTGCTGCGAGCACTCTTGACGCAGGATCGTAAGAGTTCTGTATTATCTATAGAGGTCCACACGTGATCCGGATCCTGTAGTTCCTTATACCAACTCAAGATTGTATTGTGTTCAATAACTCCAGGATTCGTCGCATTCAAGGTCCCTGTAATCTTTTTATCCATACAGGTAATCAAACAAGGAAGAATGTCCTCCATCACCGTCATTGAATTCGGAATGCTACATATGTTCTTATAGTTAATAATTTTTGTAATAAAGTTACGAGGACCTGGAGTCTTAGAAATGGGCATGCGAATTCGCACATTCAGAACTGTATCAGCATATTGCTCATTCATAATACGATCAGTAATCCCCTTCACAGTACTGTATTCAGATCCAAAGAAGTTAGGCTTGTCCGATTCTGTAAACTTATGACCAGTTCCATCATAGGTAAAAATACACCCCGTGCCCATATACAACATATGAATACCCTGATGTTTTGCAACCGATGCCAAGGTGAGCGGTCCATACAGATTGTCCGTCATATTCTCAATAAGTTTACCAGGTTGCTCCAGATAATCAATAGTTGTAAATCCTTCGCCATGTGTCCTCCCAATCAAGGACACAATATGCGTTGGTGTAGTACTCGTTACTTCTGCTTCAACCGCCTCTCGATCATCTGCACGACTGGTGGCTTCCAGAACCGTGAATCCTTTTTCCTTTAACAAGGCTACAAACTGTTGACCAATCCAGCCCTTATGACCAAACACTAAGGCTGTGCGTTTACTATCATTGCACCAATACGTTGCCCTATTGACAGCCTTATACCAGTCAATCGTATCCTTGAGACCCTGTGCAAACGGAACCTTCTGTGCCCATCCAAGGGCCGCCAAAGGTTTACTTTCAATCCAATAACGTTTGTCATTAAAGTTACGATCTTCAATAAAGGTCAGTGTCTCCTCCAAGGCTTGATCCGGTCGAAGTTCCTTGACCAGAGTCTTTGCCAAATCCCTTATAGATAGTTCATCGTGAGAACTGATGTTGTACACCTCCCCTACAAGTCCTTGAAAGAGTACACACAACACTGCGTCCACCGCATCTTCAGCATGCAGAAAGGACCTTAATTGATGACCAGATCCTTGAATTGTAAGTTTCTTACCATCCAAGAGTTGAAAGATAAACTTTGGAATCACCTTTTCAGGGTACTGACCAGGTCCATATACATTATTAGATCGGATAATGACCGCTGGCAAGCCGTAGGAATGAACGTAGGAATGCACCAACATTTCGGCAGACGCCTTCGTAGCAGCATATGGATTCGTAGGCTTGAGAAGGGAGGATTCTGTAAACACAGGACCCGTATTTTCTCCATACACCTCATCTGTACTAATATGAACAAACCGATTAATCCTCTTATACATGCGACACGCCTCCAACAAGGAGTGCGTCCCTAATACGTTATCCCTCGTATAGGACATAGGGTCCGTAAAGGATGTATCTACATGCGATTGTGCCGCAAAATGTACGACGGTATCAATACTGTATTTATGTAGAAGAGCGCTTATAATGCCGGTATCCTGTATATTTCCCTTTACAAAATGATAGGTTCCTGATGACTTAGATAGAGTGGTCGTAGAACAGGGATACAGGCAATCTATGTTGACAAGCACAAACTGTGGAAAATCCTTTAAAAGTCGGCGACAGAATGCCGATCCAATAAATCCAGCGCCTCCTGTCACGAGTAATCGCATGATATAGTTGAATATCATACCAAGACTCTTTAGGCTCGTGAATCTTATACATCAATTGCTTCTTCAAAGGTAATATAGAGTCTATTGTGAGGATCTTGGATATGGCCCCCATTAGGACCAAATGCATATCTTGGCGGCTTATACAAGGCGGTTATATTTCCAATATTTTTTAAGATGTAGTGTAAATTCTTACTTTTTATAACATCGTTGTGTACAAAAAAACAATTCACGCCTTTATCCGTGCAGTACACTAATGAATAATTGTATTTTTTACACAATTTGTCAAATGATAGTAAGGACGCTCCAAAGTAATTTGTATAATCCCATTTTCCATCTTTCTCATATTTTACTATCTTGTCTTCGTGTGGTAAATGTGTTCCATTGTATTCACAAATAATAATATCAGATCGGTAATTCGCTAATATTTCTTTCAAACAATAAAAATCATTAAAGTCAATATCTACAGACAATAGATTTATATGTGTTGGAACCTCATATTTTTTAAACAATTCCACTACATTTTCCTTCGTTATAAATTCCTTTCGTAAGTTAATTTTATCGATTTCATATCCTCCGTCCATTTGTAATCCTGTCCAGTTAAATTTTTCTCGTAATATTCGAGTATTACATTCAACACCGTCTTGGACGCCAAACTCGACATAAAATTTCTTATCATTATCACCACCATAAATTAGTTCCAATAGTTTTATAGTGACGCCATCTTCTCCATATTGTGAATACATTTTCCCCTCAAATGCAGACAAATTCATTATTAAATCATATTTGCAATATGCATTTAGACCGTGCGACGCATTAGGAAACAGCAGGTCTAAATAATTGTGCCATACTCTCGACGATTGTCCAAATACTGCGGAATTCCCTTCTTTCGTAACATATCGGACATAATGACATAGGAATCACGTTTTGTTCCGTCTGTGTAAGAAATACTACCAAGAAGTGTATGATGAACAAAGTATATACCGTTTACAACAGGTACTGCAATCTGACCTTTAACTCTCTTGTAGAGCAAGTCGTCATACATCGGATCGTCCAAACAGTATCCATTCGCATCTACTTTTGCATGATAATTGGAATACCGTGTTTTAGATAACAACATAGGGGCTATCACACCCTTATCCCTTGAATCTAATAAGGTTTGAAGAGTATGAGATTCTAATAGGTGATTTGCTTGCATAATCATCATAGAAGACCCCATCTTTATGGCAGTATCTAACAGATGTTCGTAAGGACGATCTCCAACATAATAGGTTAATGATGCATACTCTCGTTGGTTTAAGAGTTGAAATGTCGTAAACTCTGATACATCTATTGTACTGAGTAAGACAATGTGAATCGCTTGTTTGTTGGCAGTTTGCTTCAAAAGCCCTGCCAGAACGTCCATCACTCTGCTTCCTTTCACGTAGACAATTCCCAGAACGACGGTAGTAGGCTTAGGCGGAAGAATTAAGACCTCTGTTGTAATCTCTGTATACTTCGTATTTCCATAAATAGCCGCTTGTTTTGAAAACGAAGATCGTTTTGTACCATATATATGACTACAATTGGACAAGGCTAAAAACTCTAAAAACGCCTGATCTTCTGGTGCGTGCATTGTTGCTTCAAACGAACATGTCACCGAATGTTTTAATTGTCGTCTTGCTTTTGTTTGAAACTCCTTATCATCACTAAACACTATTACTGGTTTTGTAAACTGTGTTAACCAGGCATAGATCTTTTCATCGGACACAAAGGCATCCGGAAAATAACAACAAAAATCTACCTTACGAATGTGAACACCAATTGTAGGTTCCTTGAATGGAATTATCTGATTCCGAAAGAATGCGGACGGCTTGAAATGCGTCTTGTAAATCTCATGTTGCTCTTGTGGTGTAATCTCTACATCGACACCTCCTTGTATGAGAAAGGATTCGTTTGAAGGTTCTTTGGGAATGGTCGAACTGTGGCGAATATTCGTTATCTTTAATTGTGTAGATCCGTCCGACTGGTACTGAAACCAAAAATCACCTGGCTTCCAAAAAGAATAACAAATGTTTACATCTGGTCGTGTTGTAGGTAAACAAGGTATAGAACTGTCAAAAAAATACTCTAATGGGCGATCACTTATAACCTGTTCGTGAGCAAAATAACGTTTATGAAAATTCCCATTCCATACATGATATATTGGCCGGTTCATTGTCTTTGCATATTTAACAGCCTTTGACATAAAATCTAGACGATTACAAAACCCACTATTAGGCGCAATCACAATGATTGGATCATCTTTAAGAAGGGATCCTTTTGTATTCGCAGGTTGACGAGGCCTCAAAGCCTTCAACACATTGACCGTCGTGTCTACAATAGAATCATAGGGGACATTTATACAACGTGGATCGTCATCCAAACTTGTTTCAGATATAACAGGAACACCGGCACGCAGCCATACATCGCACCGCACTTGTTCAAAGATCTTGTAATCTTCTGCATAATGAACATTCAAAATAACATAACATTTCGCCAGTTCTTTGTCCCGTTCCAATCCAAATTTATTTACAAAATGTACTGACAATCCTGCGTCTCTCATCTTGTTCATAATCGCTTGACGCCGACATACTATACTCCCATTAATACATCCGCTAAATCCAACATCGTATACTATATTCTTACGCAAGTCCTTGATCTGTTGAACGTATAATGCCGGTGAAATAAGCGGCACATGCCTAGCAACAATGCCCTTGGTAGCAAGAATCTTACAGTTTTCTGCACTATAATCCCAGACTTCTTTCACCAACGGATTTGTCACAGTTTTTAAAAGGTTTGCCAATTCACCCGCACGTGTCATTTGTTCTGCATTGTATAATATAACTGGTTCTGTCACTGTATTAATACCGATGACAACAGGTAACGTACGTTCAGGCGATTCTTCCTTTAATAGAAAATCTATAATAGGTTGTGCATAAGGATGATGAACTGTTAACACTGGTGGCCTGGGGTTTACAGAAGGAATCCTTGAATTTATAGAAACACGCTTCAAAATCGTCAACCCGTTATTATTGGTGTATCGCTTCTCCAACAGCCATTCTGGACGATCCTTCAGAAATTCATCAATCGCAGGCCATAAACCTCGTGTAATTTCATCGACGGGGATACCTGATTCTTTGCTTTGTATTACTGCGTTCTCATTGCACCGAACGGCTTGTCCTAACCATTCGTCCACTGTAGTGTCGTGCATAACAATGTATTTTTTTGCATACGAATGCCATCGTGCCAATTCTCGCTTCAAGTGCCCATAACAATGCCAGGTGTCTATAAATAAGAGATCTGTGTCTGCTAAGGGGCAGGTCAAGTCACTCTCTTCGTAAAAGATCGTATTCACCCCTTCCGTCTTGCATTCGGACTCGAACTGAATTACATTCGAACTCTTTACCAAATCCACCTGAACCAGTATATGATCTGGTTTCCCCTTCAAGGCTGTTGCAAAGGCATACGAACTCACAACCGATCTTACACCTGCTTCTGTAACATGAGTACACTCTTCTGCTAATTTGCGCAAGGTCGGCAAGTGTTCGTTGATGTCAGAAGGAGTAGTAGATTTTATCTTATACTGATCTTCCAACATTCTATTGATGCGTAAACCTTGATTTATTGGTTTTTTACGCAATACATTAACACCTCTTCCGTGTACCAAACCCTTTCTTATTAATAGCCGATTCAAGGGGGCCCACCTTTTCCAACACATCCGGTTGAACGACGATGGCCGTTTCTTTCTCGTCGGTTCGTTTCCATACACATACGAAATCGTTCCAAACAGTTCCTACAACGTTAAAGGTTTCTACAACCTTGACGGGATAAACAGGTTCTGTCCCCATTTGCTTTCCTGACCAATAGGCTAACGCCTGCCCTGCATCAGAATAAAAACGCCAATTGTCGCCGGGAAATCCGTGATAGGGACCTGCTGTTGGAGCATTCACATAAATGTATCCATCTGATTTTATGACACGTGTCATGTCTCGGAAGGTCAACCAAAAACAAGGATCGTGTTCAAAACAGGACGTGCTCACGATCAAATCCACAGATCCTGGTTCAAACGGCAATGGATCACCTGGTTTTACAACAATATCTACAGAAGAATGGGCTTCCATATCCACACATATATATTTCATAGAGCGTGATTCAAAAAAAGCCCGAAGAGACCCGTTTACGTCTTTCCCGCCAACATCTACAACCAACTTGCCTACAGAACCATACAATTCCGAAAAGGCTTCTCCTGATTGTAAAGATGTGATATGCATATATCTAATATAAATATCAAACCATTCTAAATTGACCGCATTATACACGTTTCAAAATCGTTAAGCCGTTGTTATTCGTGTATCGCTTCTCCAACATCCATTCTGGATGTTCCTTCAAAAATTCATCAATCGCCGGCCATAAGCCTCTCGTAATTTCTTCCACGGGGATTCCTGTCTTCTTACTTTGTTCACTTGCGTTCCACCCATTACGAATCGTCTCTCCTGCCCATTCATCGACTGTCGTGTCGTGCATGACAATATATTTTTTCGCATACGAATGCCACCGAGCCAGTTCCCGCTTCAAATGTCCATAAATATGCCAGGTGTCAATAAAGAACAGATCTGTTTCTGCCAAGGGACAGGTCAAGTCACTCTCTTCGTAAAAGATTGTGTTCACCCCTTCCGCCTTGCATTCGGACTGAAACCGAATCACATTCGAACTCCTTACTAAATCCACTTGAACCAGTGTATGGTCAGCCTTTCCCTTCAAAGCCGTTGCAAAGGCATACGAACTCACAACCGATCTTACACCTGCTTCTGTAACATGCGTGCATTCCTTTGCTAATTTATGCAAGATGGGCATATGTTCGTTGATATCACTCGGCGTGATTACCTTGCTGTAATATTGCTGTTCCAATTGAGATAACATTATGTGATTATGTACTATGTCTATCTTTAGATCAATCTAAAGAAACGTTGTGATGAATATTATAATGAAGTCTTTTGAAGAACTAGGTCGATCTGCTGGAACAGACAAGGTGACACACCATGGATATCAACGATTTTATCCTCGTTACTTGGAATCCTTGAGATCTACGGCTACAGGAATGTTGGAAATAGGCATTTATGCACGCAACTCGATTTTCTTATGGAAAGAATATTTTGAAAAGGCGCAGATTTATGGAATCGACATTAAACATAATACCTCTACAGACGCCCGTGTCACAATGTTTCAGGCAGATCAAAGTAAGGCCGCTGACTTGGAAAAGGTTATAGCCGATACTGATCATCCTATTCAATTCATTATCGACGATGGATCTCACATCCCAGAACATCAAGTTTTGTCGTTTGATCTATTATTTGATAAACTTTTACAACCTGGTGGTGTATATATTGTAGAAGACATCGAAACCTCCTACTGGGTACGTGGCGAGATTAGCGGATATCCCACTCGGTATGGATTTAATCATTCAAATTCCTTTATCGAACGTGCGAAACTTATTATCGACAAGATTAATTGTGAATTCATGTCCCCTGAACTTGATAAACATAATGTGAAACAATTGCATGGCTTTAGTGAACAAACCCTAAATATGATTGCCACCATGACCTTTGGTCAAAATTGTGTTATTTTTACGAAGAAATCAATTGAGGACATGAGATATAATAATAGATCTTATAGATTCGCACGATGCTCTCATATATAATATGCGGTTTTTGCGATAAATTAATACATCCTAACGAAACAAATGCCCACCATTTGCCTCGCTATGATTGTCAAGGACGAATCCCATATCATTGTGGAAACGCTCAAGAACGTGGTAGAAAAAGTTCCTATCACATCCTGGTGTATTTCCGACACCGGTTCTACCGATGGGACACAGGGACTCATTACAGACTTTTTCAAGAGCGCTGGTATTTCCGGTGAACTACACCAGGATACCTGGGTAAACTTTGGAGCCAATCGTACCCGTGTTTTGAAACACTGCTATAATACCTCTGATTACGTGCTCATGTGGGATGCTGACGACCGTGTCAATGGAGTCATCCCTTGGCCCTCTCCTATGGACGCCGATGAATACGGCTTTGTGTTCAAATCTGGCTCTATGGTCTTCCGACGCACACAGATGTTCAATAACCGAAAGAAGTGGAAGTATACCGGTGTAATCCATGAATACGCCGAATGTATGGAGGCACGACTTCCCTACAGAATGATTGAGGGTAATTACTCCTTTTCTGCCAATAGTCTCGGGGCTCGGGCATTGGACCCCCGTAAATACGAGAAGGATGCTGAAATCTTGGAGAAGGCGTATTACGAAGCCTTGGAAAACAAGGAACCGATACACTGTCGTTATGCTTTTTACTGCGCCAATTCGTATCGCAATACTTCGAATAAGGCCAAGACGGAAGAGTTTTACAAGAAGGTTCTCCGACTAGAGGGTTGGGCCCAAGAGAAATACATGTCTTGCCTCGAACTGTTTTCCTTGTATGAAGCCCAGGACAAGGCTGCCGAGGGTCTCGCCTTCCTCCTACAGTCTGCTAAGTATGATAAGACCCGTGTAGAATGTGTGTATCGTCTTATCAAATATTATTGTCTTGCCGATAATTTCGATTTAGCCGTCCATTATTACGGTCTGGTCAAGGATTGGTACGAGGGTCGGTATATCAAGGACGATATGTCCTCCCGTCTCTTTGCTCGCTTATCGGAACATGATTTCTATATGCCGTATTACCTGATTATCGCCGCAGAACGAGTGCGAAATTATGCACTTGGTTACAAGATGTATGAAATGATGTGGCAACGTAAATATACGGATGTGAGTGAATGGTGGATTCACAATCTTGTAAGTAATATGCAGTTCTTTATTGAACAAGCGGATCCTACACACTTGGCTATATTCGATGAGTGGGTCTCGGCAATCAAAGCCACGTCTGTAAAGTTGTTACCAAATCACGAAAATATTCTTACAAAAATGCGTAAGGCCTTAGTGTCAGGGACTGTAAAACCAGTTGAAATACAGCCTCCTACATGGGAAGATAGTGGATGGGTCTTTTATCCTCATCAGGATAGTATTCTTGGCGATATTCGGACGATTGGTGTAAAACCCTTGAAGGAGTTGTTAGCAGAGGCAGAGAAAGAACCCTTGTGTGTAGCAATCAACACTCTTGGTTGGATGAAGGCCTCTGTTACCTATCCTCTGCGCAAGTGTTTGGCGGCATCTCATGGCATCTTCATTAAGAAAGGCTTTCCCTTTGTACACAATTCCGAAGAGCCTACCCTCGTTGTTTCCGAACATATACGCACCTTTGCTGAAACAGGTATTGATGCCGTCCTGTACATTAATCTAGAGCATCGCACGGATCGCAACAAAGAAGTATTATCGGAACTTGAGACAGCAGGAGTTCCATCTGATCATATTCATCGTATCGACGCCATTCGAAATAAGCAGTTTGGGAATCTCGGCTGTTCTCAGTCGCATACAAAGGCTGTCGAGTTTGCCATGGCCCATCCTGAATGGAAACGTGTCGCCATTCTGGAAGATGACTTTGTCTTTCGCAATGCAAAGACTGTATGGACACACCTCGGATCTATTCTTATAGAGCAGAATCCTGATATGTTTTTACTAGGGCACAATCCCATTGATTTCCAATTTGAACGTACTAATAATTCCTCGATTGTGAAACTACTTGCTACCACACATCGCACAGGCTACGTGGTCTCTAAATCGTATATGTCTACGTTACGAGACAATTTCCAGAAGGCTACGGATTTAATGCTTGAAAAGGGGAATATAGGCAATCTACACGGTGATATGATATGGAAGGAACTCATGCCCAAGGCCCTGTGGCTCAGCCACGAACCAACCCTGGGATATCAACGGGATGGATACAGTGATTGTGAGAAGGCCAATCTAAACTTTCAATACTAATGAATAGGGATGGAAAGTTTTGTAGCAATCCAAGGGTCCAATCACGTCTTGGAACCTCTTGGCTACGGAATCCTTCGTAAAACAGTCAAACGGGGCTCAAGGGTACTGAGTGCAGCCGATCAGTTCCAGATTCAACAAATTGCGTCCCTCTTCCAATCGCCTCTCTATACGATTCTTCCTCCTATAGAAGTGGAATCACAACGCTCTTACACGATGCCATATTTATTAGATGTCTATTACATTGACTTGGAAGCGCATAATTTTTTTCACGCAGAATATTACCGCTTCTGCGAGTTTATGATCAGTGAAGGCTACTATCCTCTTGGCAACAGAATTTTGTATAGCCACGGAAGGTTGTACATCATCGATTTTAGCCATTATGGAACAATTTGTACAAACAGTAAACACGATGATCCTATGATGCGTAAGGTTGTCCGTTTACCGAAATTAAATTCCATCATTCCCTTTTCTATTGTAGCAGATGCTTACAAGATACCTGAAAAAATTGAAACACATGCAAAAACTGACGGATAGATTGCATTCTTTCTTCTTCATCATGCCAACTCTTCCTACACTCTACGATACTGCGAAAACTGGTAAAACCAAGGTGTGGTCGGTGGAGGTCAAGGCCACAGAAAAGGGAGCCGTAATTCTTACAAGTCACGGCTACACAGATAGTAAAATTACAACAACGGAACGGGAGGTTCTTGTTGGTAAAAATATAGGAAAAAAGAATGAAACGACGCCCCTCCAACAGGCGATCAATGAGGCGCAGAGCGATTGGAATAAGAAGACGGAACGAGAGGGGTATAAGACGAGTATTGAAGCCTTAAAGGCAACGGAAACAATTGTACACGTTTCAAATAGTGCGGCTAGTGTGATTTCGGTAGACAGCATGAGCACAACTTCCGATATTCCACGTCCTATGCTTGCGCATCCCTTGGATAAGCGTAGTAAGGCTCCAAAGTATCCTTGTTGGGCACAACGCAAGTTGGATGGCGCCCGATGCGTCTCTATTTCTGGAAAAGGTCCCTACAGTCGAAATGCACTTCCCTTTCAGAACCTAGACCATATACAGGCTGAGACAAACCTGCTTCCGAAAGGTACGATTCTCGATGGCGAAGTCTATTCCGATACAGTCAAGTTCCAGGCCCTCGTAGGACTGGTAAAGAAGAAGACGTTGACGAAGGAGGATGAAGCCTTAGTACCCCAACTGTATCTGTGCGTGTACGACATCATTATGCCAGGCACCTATACAGAACGTAAGGCTGCGCTTGAGGCCATCTTTTCCAAGCATACCTTTCGCCATCTCCGACTCCTCCCTACAGTCGAGTGTGCCAGTGCTGAAGATGTAAAACGACTTCACGCCGAGTACGTTGCCGAAGGCTACGAGGGACTGATTCTGCGGAATAAGACTGGACTCTACAATGTTGGTAACCGGTCGGCGGACTTGCTCAAGTACAAGGAGTTTCTAGATGAAGAGTTTACCATTACAGGACATACCGTGGGAGAGGGCGTGGAGGCAGGATGTGTCATCTGGACCTGTGTGACGAAGGAGGGGGCATCCTTCTCCGTAAGACCCCGAGGAACGCACGAGGACCGCCAGACCGCCTTGGCCACGGCTTCCGCACAAATAGGAAAGAAGTTAACTGTACGATTTCAGGAGTGGACAGATGATAAGAAACCTAGATTCCCTGTTGGATTAACCATTCGGGATTACGAATAAAAAGAAAGACTCTAAGTAAGAATGTCACTATGGAATGGGGATACACGGGTTCTAACCCCCAAAGAAAAACAAATAGACCATTTTTTCCATTTCTATCTCGGTGATACTGTCAAGGGAATTGGAAACCATTTTGGCTTGGTGTTTAACTTGCACACCTATCTGGAGAAGCACCGCCATATCAAACCCGCCATCCTAGCCAAACGCATTACCTTGAATGGCAAGCCTATTTTTACAGAAAAAGAACTGACTCGGTACTTGAAATCACAGAAATCACAGGCAGGAGGTGCTGGCTCCGATGTGTACGATAAGGTCTTTGCGCGTATTAGCGCTGCCATACCTAGTTCCACAGGATCCACAGGATCCGCAGGACCCGTGAACCTTGGAAAGTGCTTACCTGGTATTAATCTGGGTATCATCGGCGATATCTTTGATAAGATGTTTTTTGCAATGTACCATCTTGAACAGATCCCTGTCGTCGGTCAATTACTGATTGCACCTGCGTTTGATGTTGTGACACTCGGACTTCCCGCTGGTTCCGAACTTGTAGAAAAACTTATTACATACGGTGCGGGAGTTCTACCTGTTCCCGGCATTGTAGGGGAATTGGCCGCTACTATTGCAGAATGTTTGCTATCCTTCGTTGCTACCTGCCTCAATCTAAGTCGTAAGCAATTCGGATCTGCCTTCAAAACCAGTTTGGGTATGATTCCCTTTGCTGGCGATATTCTAGAAACAAGCGCTCAACAGTTCGAGATCGGTCTCGGACGTTATATGGCCCGTCGTGATGCTATGATTGATCCCGTCCGCCCCTATTCTGCTACACTGGGCAAACTGGGAAATGCCTATCTACCGACTCTCGAAATACCTACAGAGACCGCTCCTCCTCTTACAATGGAAACAGTCAACAAGGTGAAGGAAGAGTTAGAAGAAACCCTACAAGAGACGGCGAAGAGAAATCCTCAAGTTCGACAGGCCCTCGATGCCTTAGAAAAAGTAAAAACGACGGTAACAACCGTACTGCCCGATGTCTTACCTGCAGATCTTGTAGAAAAAATAGAAGCACAAGACATTCCCGGTGCCACTACGATCGTTGTAAACAAGGTAAAGGAACTTGCAGGTAGTCTTACCGATCCTACAGCACTCCTCAATCAGGCCAAAGCCGCAGCGACAAAGGCTGTAAGTAATACAGGGGCAAAGGCTACGAATGTTGTAAGTAACGCAGCGGCAAAGGCTGTAAGTAACGTGAAGACAAAGGTAACGAATGTAGCGACTAAGGCTGTAAATGCCGGTAAGAATAAGGTAAAGAGCGTAAAGGTTACACGTAAAACTAGAGTAAGAAATAACAGAAAGACTCGTAGGGGATGAGTTACTGCTACTTACTATACAGTCGCAACAATACCTATATTGGTGCAACTGTAAATCCTGATCACAGGCTACGCCAGCATAACGGCGAAATAGTAGGAGGTGCTAAACGGACGAAGGGACATACGTGGAAACGGGCTCTATACGTATCAGGGTTCCCAAACTGGGTAGCGGCCTTACAGTTCGAGTGGGCCTGGAAGCGTAAGGGGCGAGGTAAACCCGGTTTAGTAGGGAAATTAGTAGCATTGGTAGACTTGGTACGGAGTGTAAGGAGCACAAAAAATGCATTACCATTTGCTAATTGGCCTGCGCCCCCCTCGTACCACTGGGAGGCAGAAGCACGACTTTTTGCGGAAAAAATTGAAGCATTGACGTACCTCTTCTCAAACATCCCCACATCCATTCTTACAACCAATCTTACTAATCTTTCCAATATGTCTGTTTCTACTCTTCCTGAATTATCCCATACCGTCGGTCAGTTGACCCTGCAAGTGAGCGAGTTGAGTACTCGTCTCAATGCAGCCCTTGCCCAACTTGCATCTACTGCGACTGCGACTGCGACTGCGACTACTACTACTGCGACTGCGACTGCTACTGCGCCTAAGAAGCGCATGTCTAAGAAGGCCGCTGCTGCTGCTGCTACTACTGAGTCTACTGCTACTACTGCCTCGACTGCCTCCAACTCCTCTGCATCTAGTCCCGTAGCCAAGGAGAAGAAGGTTAAGGAGCCTAAGGTCAAGGCAGTATGCCCCGCAGCAGCAGAGGGTGTCGTACGCTTCTCTGGCTCTACTGGTAAGTCTCCCTACATAGCCTTCTCCCCCCTCTACAAGGCCGAGTTTGTAGTTGATGGTAAGACCTACGGCACAGTAGAGAACTACGTGCATGCTGCGAAGTACCAGTCTCTCAATCCTGAACTCGCAGAGCAGTTCCGTACGAACGACAAGCCTATTACGCTCCGCATGGCAGGCAACTCTAAGAAGTACGCCGAGTTCGTAGCCCCTGACTACGATCTCACGAATGCTTACGCCACTGCTTACACTGCGCTGTTCTCAGGTAATGCGACCCTACGACCGGTACTGCTGTCTACGGGGTCAGCAGCCTTAGAGGGCGACTATACAGACGCTGTCCTAGGAGTCGGCGTAGACGGTGCTGGCCAGAATGTCATAGCCAAGGCCCTTATGCGTGCCCGTGCGAACCTTAGTGCCTAAGATACTAAAACACTACTAAAATACTACTAAAAAATTATACAAAACTAGAATATACAAAAAAAACGCAAACAAAACAACAAATAACATTTTTTTACATACTGCCTACTAGTTGAGTACAAATAGTAGGCAGTTCTATATAAAACCCTTCTTTTTTACAGGCTCTTTAGGAGGTGCATAGCCTTTTGTTGGAAAAATTGAAGCGTACGGTAGCCCAGCACCAAACAGTCCCCACAACCATTCTTACAACCATTCTTACAATCAATATGTCTCTTCCTACCCTTCCTGAGTTATCTCATACTGTTAGCCTCTTGACCCTTCAAGTCAGCGAGTTGAGTGAGCGCCTCTCCACAGTCCTATCCCAGATAGGGACTGGCACTACTGTGATTACTACTGAAAAGAAGCGCAAGTCTAAGAAGTCTTCTAATGAGTCTACTAATTCATCTAGTTCTGCTACTGCGACTGCGACTACGACTTCTACTAAAAAGGTAAAGGAGCCTAAGGTAAAGGCTACTTGTCCCCCTGGCGTAGAGGGGGTTGTACGCTTCTCTGGCTCCACTGGTAAGTCTCCCTACATTGTATTCTCCCCCTTTTACAAGGCCGAGTTTACACTGAAGGACAAGGCCTATCCCACCGTCGAGCACTACGTCCAGTCCTGGAAGTACGAAAAGGCCAATCCCACCCTATCAGAGGAACTGCGCACGAGTGATAAGCCTGGTACCCTCCGCATGGTAGGAAATGCCAAGAAGCACCTAGAGTTCGTTGACCCTGCCTACGAGATTAATCTTGCGTATCGCCGTGGCTATACAGCGCAGTTTGGCCAGCATACGTCCATGCTCACAGTACTCAAGTCTACGGGTACTGCAAACCTAGAGGGTGAATACGTAGATGCACAATTGGGCGTAGGAGTTGACGGACTCGGCGCAAATATAATAGGAAATGCCCTTAGTTATACACGTGATATACTTAGCGAATAAATACTAAAATACTACTAAAAGACCAAAAAAAAATAAAAAAAACTACAAAAACACACAAATACCATTTTTTTTTTGATCTAAATTTTCAAAAAAATATTGAAGCGCAAACAAGAATTCAACCTGAGGTACCCACTTTCCTACAAATCTTACTTACTATCAATCAAACATGTCCATCGTACCTAGACCCACTCGCATATCGCTGACCAGGTTCAAGAAATCCTTTCCTGTATCTGTGGACTTCCTACTGGAAAAAGTCGTCTCCATCGGTATGGATTCAGGAGACATCCTAATGGCGATCTGCAGGGAAGACCACATACTTTGCTACTACTTTACCGACATCGGCGCCTTCCAAGCCTGTGAGACAAAGGATCCCGAACTCTTGAAGACCATTGAAGATCTAGGTCCTCCAGATGAAGATGGGATTACACACTTTGTGTACTCCTACGTTGACGTGGACTGCCCTGGCACTGCCCGGTTCAACTATCTGCATCACAAACGTGTCTACATTACAAAGGCAGAGGCAGACCTCGTCAATGCTTGGCATGAAAAGTCCCCTTATGAACAAGAGAACGGGCTGTAAATGTAACAAATAAGACTCATAAATACAAAAATACAAAAAAAAACACAAAAACACAAAAACAAGAATCCATTTTTCTAGGCAAAGATACGATTTTCCCCTGCGTTGTACACCACCTGCTCCATGAAGTACTGGCCATTCCAGTAGTTTAGTAAGGCCTCCACGTAGGAACCTATGACATATGTAAGGGATGGATCCTTTTGTACAGAAATGTGCGCTAAAGTTAAAGTCGCCATAGAAACACATCCAGGACTCCTGAGCCATACGTTAATATATGTATTAACTCTCTTCTGTAAATTTTTTGATATGTACCCATTTCTCTGTAAGAATAATATTGTGTAATCGATTCCGCCAGGAAGACCCGTTGTAAAAAAGAGACTGTATCCTAACAGAGATCCTGAGGGAAGAAGACTTCCCATGGGTAAGGCTACACCTATCATTAGGCCGTGATGTAACCAATCGTCGACTCTAAATTTTTCATAGTACATCGCAATATGATACAGATGAAGCGCAAACACGAGTTGTATGGCGTCGAAATTAACGGGAGTGGCAGCGATAGAGTCAAACTGGGTCAAGGAGGTCCATACATCTGTTGCTGTAAGATATACGATGGCTGCGTTGTGTATGGCGTGAAGACCGTAATACACGCCTTGTACATTCAGATAGGTCAAAAAATAATCGAGGGCGCAGAAGACCGGAAAGGCGCTAAGAAACAACAACATCTTATTCTTTTTTATGCACGGTCGCTTTATATCCTTCTTTGTTTCGTTGCATGTATGACAAAATTGTAAGATGTGTTGCCTTGTTGTTTCTAGTTTGCTTACGCATAGATCCATAGGGCTTTGGCTTTTTGACCTTTGTAGTTTTACGTGTTGCTGATACGACCTTAACATGTTTTTTGGTAGGACTGATCTTTGTATCTTCGTCCTCTCCCACAAGAATCTCCCAGAACCCCTGCAACCACTTGTCCATATCCTACTATGGATTGCTTGATTCAGTGACAGGTTCTTCGGTTGTATCCATGTCCATCAATTCCAAATTCGTATCACTCTTATTCTTCTTCATTACAGGATTGATTTGTTCTGTTACTTGTGTATTATACGAATACCGCAAAACAGTCACAACAATCACCATTCCTGCGAGTACAAAGACAAGGCCAGGAACCCACAATTGAGTCTGAGTATTCAAAATACCGAGACTCAAGCATACCAATCCTGCTATACTCATACAGATACCGAAAGCACACGCCCCTATCATTTCTTGATCACAGTGTAGGAAACGCCAATGGTTTCATTTTTTTTGAGCGCTTAATCCTTTCGGTTCTTGCGGGTCTTCTTGGCCGCTCGCTTGCGAACGAAGCGACCGCGGGAGTTGCGGACAGGTCGGAAGCGACCGGAGGCCTTATTGCGGCGGTGGGTTTGGGCGAACGAGCGCTTGGCTTTGCGAGATCCTTTCTTTGCGAGGCTGGCCATGTCTATATTCAGGGATCACAAAAAAAGTGAACCCTGCTGTTTGTTCTGTTGAAGATGTATGGAGATTCAATATCTGGCACAATTCGGTCTTATAATTCTCATGCTAAGTATCATTGTCACTTGGTCATGGAATCGGAGGATCTTACAACAGCAGGGCCGCTACGATCTACCCATCTACCATCTGAACAAAAATTGAAGTGTGAACCCAGGTTCTAGATTTTTTACCTTTCATGCCTACTGTATTTATTCAAGACTATCAACGAGGTCCCTACAGCCTCCTCTCCATTTCTGGAGAAGAAATGTATACAACCACCGTTCCATATCGATGGTTGCCAGGCGATACCGTCGAAAAGGATGGTACTCTTATCAAACGAGCCCTGCATAAGAATATTCTCGGCATCGTTGACTTCCGTAACCGCACCAGCATGGGAATCACCTCCCGTGGTGTACCCCTCTTCCTCTTTCATCCCTTTGACCGGGGATACCCACCCTTCATTGTAGGAAGCAAGGAGAAATTAGCAACCAATCTTATCTGTTTCGTGGACTTTGTAGCATGGGAGGATACCTGGCCTCGGGGCGGGATTCAAACCCGTCTAAGCCGTGTCGGAGATCCAGTAGGGGAACTGAATGCCATACGCCTTCAACCTGTGATTCCATCCTCTTCTGTTTCTATACCGGAGAGTGCATCAATTGACGCCCATAGTGAAATGTCATGGAATATAGTCTTACATATAGATCCACCGGGATGCGAAGACGTGGACGACGTCATCGGATGGCGATCAATTCCAACAGGGACGGAGTACATGATCGGGATTGCTGACGTGGCGGCATGGATTCCAGAGGGTTCTTCCCTCGATCTACATGCACATTCTATAAGCCAAACTGTGTACGAAAATGGGCTTGTGCATGTGCCTATGTTTCCTAACGCTGTTTCCACCGGTCTGGCATCCCTACGTTCCGATGGGACTCGAAGACCCGTTGTCGCCCTTATCATCACGGTTCTCCCAGGATCTCCGATTGCCTTTCGCTTTGAACAAACAATGGTTACCGTAACACATTCCTACACCTATGAATCCGTTCTCAAGGATACTGACAACTGCGAGAAGATTCGTGCCTTGCTCAACGCCTTATACGGCACGTCGTCGGATGATCCCCATGAATGGATTGAACGACTCATGGTAGAATACAACAAACAAGTGGCGTCAACCTTACGAAAAGCGGGCGTAGGAATTTTACGATCTCATAAAGGGACGTCGAACACAGACTATGAAATGTTGGCCTTAGCAAAGGGAGTGCCTGAACTCGCTCATATAGGAAAACAGGCTGGCAAGTACTGTAAGAGCACCGAATCTGAAATAAGCCATGCAGGACTAGGATTGGAGGAGTACTGCCATGCTTCCTCCCCCATTCGCCGTTACGTGGATTTGTACAATCAACGGTGGATCAAACATCTGCTGTTTGAATGCGCAAAACCCCTCGTACCTGTATCCATTCTTCACCTCGAGATAAGAGCCCGTGTCGCTAAGCAAATGGAAAGAGATCTCTGGTTTCGCTCCCACATAGAGTATGATAAGGTGACGAAGGCCAATGGCTTCATAATTGAACATAAAACGGATACAAGATATTCAGTATATATTCCGGAATTACGACGTATTCTGACGGGGGTGTCCCCTCAAGAACTTCATGGAGGCGATTCCGTCTCTGTAAGCATCTACATTGATAAAGCCAATCCACGATGGTATGACCGTGTGATTACTTCCCTAGATAGGATCTAAAATAATCTTGATCTTAGATTAGTAGCAGATCGACCATGTCAAACTATGGCGGCGCCGGTCTCATTCTGCTCTCTCCCGATCGTGAATCAGTACTTCTTGTGTGTGATATACGCTCTAAAAAATGGGGCTTTCCTAAAGGACACCGTGAAAAAGAAGATGCGGATCCAATAGCGACGGCCACTCGAGAATGCTTGGAAGAAACGGGTATTGCGCCATCCTCCTACGTCATTCATGGACATCCCTTTCGATTAGCAAAATCATCTGGTGCTTACATCTTTTTTTATGCAACGGCGAATACAGCCACTCTAACAGTAACTCCTCAAGCATCCGAAATTGAAACGATTGCGTGGGTACCCATTGCGGATTTAATCGCCAATCCTACGCACGGAAATAAATACTTACGGGTTTGGATTGAGGACATGAGTTCCGGATCCAAACGAAAGTCGACGGCGCTATATCGGGACTTACGCCTTGTAAGCAGCGAACCCCCTCGTTCGCCTCACGTCGTAGCTCATGCCTAACGCCGTCTTGGCGATCTCATGGGCGATTTTCTCCCTCGGGCCCAAGGATGCATAGAACTTCGAAATATCTTCGTCTTCTGTTGTCATTGTTTTTGATTCAGTTATAGATGTTGTTACGTTGACCTCTTTCTTTGTAAACAAGGAGGTCAAGGTTAATTGATTTTTAGGAAGGGCTTTGGGAGGCATTTGCGGTGTTTTACACGGTGACATGCATGTCAATTTTTTTAGATCCTACGAAGAGTGCGACGAGTGTATCGACGGGTGCTAGTGGCATTTTTAAGTTTAAACCCGTTTTTATTGCTTTTATTTTTGTTATTTGCTTTTGAGTTCTTCTTATTAGGTTTCTTTGCTTCCTCTTCGACGGGCTTCGCCTCTTCGACGGGCTTCGCTTCTTCGACGGGCTTTTCCTCTTCGACGGGCTTCGCTTCTTCGACGGGCTTTTCCTCTTCGACGGGCTTCTCCTCTTCGACGGGCTTTTCCTCTTCAACAGGCTTCTCTTCTTCGACGGGCTTTTCCTCTTCGACGGGCTTCTCCTCTTCGACAGGCTTCGCCTCTTCGACGGGCTTCGCTTCTTCGACGGGCTTCTCCTCTTCGACGGGCTTTTCCTCTTCGACGGGCTTTTCTTCTTCGACAGGCTTTTCCTCTTCGACAGGCTTCTCCTCTACTACCGTGTTAGTCTCGGGTTCTTCAACCTTGGAAGGTGTTTCCTCTGTTTCCTCTGTTTCCTGTCTTGCCGGAGTGACCTGGGACTCGGCAAATCTTTCCAGTATTTTTCTTTGTTCAGGAGTTGCTTTTTCCAACAAATTCGCCATTACTTCTTGGGCTTCCTGCTCTGACATCCTTTCTATAATGTAAGAAATTTTCGTGCTTCTTTAACCTATTTGCGATTCTTGCGCGATCGATTGCGATTATTGCGGCGACTGCGATTATTGCGGCTTCGACGAGATTTTCGAAGATTAGAAAATGCAGTACCATTCTGCTCAGCCTGCTCTCTAGCAGCAGCAGCAGCATTCACAGGAGCAGCATTCACTGACACATTCTCTTCAAATATCACGGGAGGTCCAGCCTGGGCTGCGCCATTTGTTCCCTTTACTGCATTTGCTTTATTCGCATGTAACTTTGCGTAGAGTTCCAAGATACCACGATTTCCAGGGCCTAGTTGCTTGATCAATTTCTCCTCTACAATTTTCTTCGCTTGGTCATTGATACTAAGGACTGTGCCCTCCGTGGTTCGTCCAACGGGTGTTTGATTTTGCTGTTTTTGCGCATTCGCAACAGTCGCTCGAATAGAGGCAGCATTTTTAGCAGCAGCGTTTTTATTGGCAGGGCTAGACATTCTATTTACGTTTTAGATTTTTTCTGGACGTTCTTTGTTTTCCCAACGGTCTTCGCTTGAACCGTCTTGTCTGTTTTGGAGACCTGTTCTTCACTGGATTGACCTGAAAACTTACGCCCTTCCCCACATTGTTCAAACTTGCTCTTGCATTGGACTGGCTATTGTTTGCATTGGTTTGTACGTTCAATATATGATTTGCCTCTACGTTGTTCATATCCTTAGAGTGTGGCAATATTTCTTTCCTCTTAGTAAGAATGAGTGTCTCCGAAGCCGCTCTCCTGAAAGGCCAACCTCTGAACGCATTCCGGAAGGGAATTACGGTCAAGGGGGGCGGTCATATGAGCCTGATTCCCCATTATCAGTACATCTTACAAGCAGATCCGGGTTCCTCCTTTGCACCCGAGTTCAAGCCTGTGTTTTCACCGGGAGAAATGCTCGCCCTCGGTGTCTTTGAGGGCAAATACCTCAACGATTCGACGGATGAATTCCCTCGTGAATGGTTTCTAATGGCAGATGCGCTTGGAACCTTATCACAAAGTAAACCAGACATCGAGTGTAATTACTTCAAGATCAAAAGTCGTCAACCGCTTTCCGTATGGAAGGATAACGGTTGGTTACCCCGTAAAGGCAGTCATAGTTCCACTGGGGACGGTCGAAGCATGTTAGCAGATCCCATAAAAAACCCCGATGAACGGGGATGGTTTCAATGGTACTGCCGATATTGGTTAGGACGACGTATTCCAGATCTTGATGCCGTCCAAATTGCGAGGTGGCGTTCCTTTACGAGGCACGTAGGCGCTATAAAACATCGTTGTAAAGCGCATAATGTATCATGTAGCCCACGAGAACGCCAAGCCCTCCTACAGTGGTCCTATGATCCCTTTGTTTAGACACTCAAAATTGGCACACATGTCTCTGTTCGCACATTGTACATGAATCCAGGTTTATTGGCACATTGAAGTACTTTCGCTGACAAGACCATAGCCCGTCGTGATCGGGCTCTTGTAAATGATTTTGCCACACGACTACTACGTCTTACGCAACGTCGTGTTTTCGGATTTCGAACAGAATTCGATGCACAAGGCGTCAAGGCCTTTGCAGATCCACGAGCCTCTGCTAATCGGCGTACCATTTGCTGACGCACCTTGCTCGGTCTAGCCTCTGGCGCCACCACGTTCTCACGATCCAGATATTCATAGTGATTATCAAACTCCTTTAATCCATATTCTGGACACATTGCTCCCATATCACAGGAATGCGCCCCGACTCGTGTCTGCAAGGGCTTGTGTAAGGACTCCAACAAGGAATCGGATATGAATTCCGAATAGCCCTTAAACAGACGAAAGATCAAAAAGGCCAGATCCCGATCCGCCTTAAAGCAAGGTCCTTGCGTAGGAAAGGAATTATACAGAGACGGTCCTTGTACTAAGAGACCTCTCCATGTCAAACATGCATATCCGAAATCAATAATGACGACTCGTTGTAAATCCGCCGATAACATGATGTTTCCTGTATGTAAATCTCGGTGATTGAAATGAAGGTGATTTCCAAAGAATTCCAAGATGGTCGCCAGTCTTGTGAGAACAAAGGGAACCAGAACATCGTTCGATTCCTTCGAGACATCTTGAATATAGGCATCCAAGGTATCATCCATAAGTTCCGTCACCAAATACATTACATTTCGTTTGAAATCATACCCCACCTTGTACAAATAAGGTACGTAGGGACCATGAACCTGATCCATACTTTCGTGAAGCAATATGATGTGAATTATGATTTCCATGACACAGGCGTGAAAATGCGCAGGACTTTGAATATTAAAGATTTCCTTAATGGCATACATCTGTCCTTCGTGTTTTGCACTGTAAAGAATTGCAAAGGATCCTTCTCCTATACTTTCAATGATTTCGTAAGGAAGACCATCAATCGTTAAAACTACGTTATCATCCTTATGTTTACGACGTCCTATAGTCGCCGAAGCAACCTTGGATTTGTCGATCGTCAATAGATCTGTACTTGCATCTAATACAAGATCTAACCCATATGGTCTTAGATCCATCCTACTTCTGTAGGATATTATTCAACAGTGCCTAAGGGTTTGGTTCTTGATACCTTCAATGGAGATCGAAGGATTTGGAACAGTCGTTACAGGACATACGGTATGGATGGTTCGGGACGCCTGGGTTCCGTGGGAATTCATTCCCCAAACACCCTGTCGCATGCTTCTTACAGGAAGTCCCGCAACAATAGTGTATGGCGAACCATGGACCTATATTATCCATCCTACGAGCCAAAAGGACTGGTCCTGTGCGGCCACGATCTTGAAAGCCTTTGGAGCCGGTGTTGTCGCATGGACCTCGGATCTTGTTGTTCCTCCTGCCTTCTTACGCTTTCTCGAATCGGCTCCTTATACACGTATCATGATGGGATATGTGACTGAACCGCCTCTGCTTCCAGACGCCGTCTTCTTCCCCTTTTCCAAAACACCCGATCCACTCTTTCTATCGATTTGTAAGGCTATGCCAGCCAGAAAGGGTCACGCAGCCTACGCTGTCCATACACAATGGGATGATGTCATTGCCATGATGGCAGAGTCCGGAATGTCTCTTCTAATATCGGACGTCGGAGAAACAGCGTGGACCTTGTTCTGGTACAAACGATCGGACAGTGTCCAGGTAACGGAGTCGGTAGCAAAGGCACAGGCCTTACAACTTGTAAAGGCGGCGACAAACTTGTTAGAACTACGGTAGTTCTTATGATTTTATAGGATGTTACAAACATCACTTAAAATTAATGCTTCTTGCTGTGCTTCTTGGAGAAGAGTTTGAACTGGCCCTTCTTGGCAATGTAGCCAGCGGCTCTCAGCCTCTTGATGGCCTTGAGGCCCGCCTTGTGCGCCTTGCGGGACACAATGCGACCCTTGTGCATCATCAGATCGGACTTCTTGAGGCCACCCGCAGTGTGCATAGCATTGCCATTCATCACCATCTTGCGAGAGCCCACGGCAGGCATGCGAGCACCACCCTCCATGTTGTTCTTGCGAGTCATGTTGTTCTTGCGAGACATGTTGTTCTTGCGAGACATGTTGTTCTTGCGAGACATGTTGTTCTTGCGAGACATGTTGTTCTTGCGAGACATGTTGTTCTTGCGGGACATGTTGTTCTTGCGAGACATGTTGTTCTTGCGACTGACACCAGCATTGGGCATAGCATTATTATTCATGGAGGCGTTCATGTGGTTCTACCGAAACAACATATTTTTTTCAAAGAAGGTCGGATCCCTGCTGACCGGAAACGCACTCTCCTGCACCGGTCCACAGATCCAAGTCTCCAGCCGCTCTACGTCCGGAAGTGGATCTAACGCACGAGCCCGTTCCAAAGCCCCTGTAGACATCTTTTTATAATACTCCCCATCCCGTTTCAAGTGACGAATCGCCGAGACCCAGGCATCCAAATCTTTGCGATCACAATAAATCGCAGCGCTTTCGCAACATTCTCGTAATCCGGGGGTCGGTGATACGATTACCGGGATACCCGAACTCATCGCTTCTACAGCGGTGCGACCCCACGTCTCCTCCTTGCTCGGCATAATCTGTACCCAGGTCTGCGCATAAACATCTCGAATCTTGGGGGTGTGCGCAATATACTTCAAATTTGGCACATCGGATACCGTAATCTGCTTTCTATATCCACCCTTCACACCCAAGAACTCTACATCCGGAAGAGCCTTCGCCAACTGTACCAACAGATTTCCTCCCTTGTTATCATTTACGTTACTCAAGGTCACATACTTTCGTTCTTTCCCCTCTTCTCGTCCATATTCTCGATAATCCACCATCGGAAACACAATCGTACATGCAGAATCAGGAACATCAATACGAGTCGATCGTAAAGATTTCGAATTAAAGACCGTCCATTGACGCCCTGTTACCTGGGGATGAATCCAGGGTTTTCCTACGGCTCTTACATAATTATCAGTGTGAACCCATTCGACCATAGGACGACCCGTCACTCGTGAAAACCATTGTAATTGCTTGCGAAACAGACAGGTATTGGTATGAAATTGATGCGTCGTCTTGGCAACTTCAAACAACATCTTGGTGTCCTGTAAATCAAAACATCGTACACCCTCAAAGGTTCGTTGTGGATATCCACGACTTGCCACCCATACATCATACTTGTACGGTTTCTTCATTAGATGTCTATTAACGGTGTGTGTGCAAATTTCACTTCCAGCGTTTACAAAGGGAACATAGTCATGTAAGATCCAAAGAATGCGAATTCGGGTATCAGGGGGCTCGATGTCCTTCCACATCGGCCATGTTGAATACTCAATCAGGGCTGCTTGATCTGTAGGAATGTAGATTGAATTCCTGGTTCTCACATCGCCGAGAACGATAACAAGCACTAACAAACCCCACAAGAGCCACAAGTACTCCATTCTTAGTATAGGGTGTGAAAATTATACTGATTGTAACGATCGTTCTGCTTCTTCCTTACTCGCTAACAAGTCCTTGCGCCACTTGTTCAAGATCATCGGGTTCGGCACCTTTACAGTACTTACATACTTCATAAATCGATACATGTTCCAGGGGTCGTAAACGCCTGCCAAATGAATCAAGAAGTCGCCGGGTTTGTATAGACGAACTGTAGAATCCATCGCATCATCTGTGGGTCCAAACAGATAGGAGTTGAACTTCCAGTGATCATGACAGGTTTCGATCTTGGCCTTGTCTTCAGAGTTCGTTTCAAATAACTTGATCATCGCTGCGTTATCCCACCAGATATGATGTAGGAGATCCGTTTGGTCATAGGCACGCTTGAAAAAGTCCTTCGCCCATGTAGACTTTCCACGAATCAGCATATGACCATTGTTATAATGTCGACATGCATCAAAGGTCCATAGCAATTCCTTGTCCTTAGGAAGAAGAGGCAGGACCTGTGTTTCCAAGGCGAGATCTGGATTCATAATGATCACATCTGCATCACTTACAAATAGATAATCGTAATCAAAGAGATGTTTCTGAATGAAGTTAAACTTCGACCATGGTATCGGTCGGCCTCTGTCCCAACAGTCCTCTCCGCCAATATGACAATCGTAGCCGTGCCTCTTTGCATAGTCCCGTTTGGATTGAAGACCTAGTTCCACCGACTTCTTGTAATCAGCGCCGACACAGAAGGTAAGAATAGCAATACGTGGTTTTGTTGTCATTTGGTTGTACCAAGCGACAACGATTTAGACCAAGGAACATGTATCTAAATGTTCAGCGGTCTAGATCATCGACAAAAAAATTGAATCGCATCAACGACCTAACATCAAGCATCAATCCATTCTCTAAACATTCAAATGTCTACAAAGTATACGAAGAACGAAGCAGGTGAGTTTGTATGTCCTCATTGTCCCAAGGTGTGTGAGAAGCAGAATACCATGTTCTATCACATTGCCCATGATCATGAGGAAACGAAGCCCTTCAACTGTAAGCATTGCGCTTCAGGCTTTATTCAACGGGGCCAGTGGCTCAAACATCTGGCGCATCATCACCCTGAGACTCCTCACCCTGAAGGGGAGGTGAATCCTTACGTAGGACTTGCATTTCACTGTCCTTCGTGCGAGAGAGAGCCTATGAAGACCAAGGCGCAACTTATTGTACATTATGTTCGCACCCACTGTAAGGAATGGATTCCATCCTTTACACGAGGAGAGCCTTGTTCCGAATGTCACAGACTCTTCAATTCTCCTGGAGCCTACCTACATCACGCAGCCGAGTGTTTCCATGCGAGAGCCCCTGAAGATCACGCCATGATTATCTCACGAATCAGGTAAATTCCATGGTATCCTAGCGCAGCACATCCCGCAAGGAGTAGCATTTCAAAGTAACGACGTTCCGTATCCTTTCGCAAGATTCCCATAAGGATGAGAAGGGGGGCGATGAGAAAGACGTGAATCCAGTTGACCCACGCACTCTTGCCCTCCTTTATTTTTCCATACGCCTTGTACAATTGGTATAGGAGCACAATCACGCCGAGTCCACCTAAGACATAAAACATCCATTCGGGTATGGAATCCCTCGCTATTCCTACATAAATGAGAAGAGGTGCTATGAAGAGTACATGCATCAGATTAATAATGGCATGTGAGGACAGCATCTTTACTTATCATATCTAAAAAAATGAACCATGTTGAGACTCTATGCAGTATATTAAAGATGCAATCTACAATTACAGCCATTCAGGCGTGGGGAGACGGTCGGAAAGGCACCTCTGATGAACTTATTGCGGCCCTTACAATACGATTAATTACGGCAGAAGCCTCTCTGGGTCATCATGCCAAGTTGCCAACGGATCCGCTGATTAAAAGCGTCCTTGATTTAGCAAGAGGTCCTACACCACTACGAGTAAAAACGGGTCTTCGTGTCTTTACAGATGGTTCCTGTACATCGAATGGGCGTCGAGGGGCGAAGGCAGGTATCGGCGTCTATGTCACTCGGGACGATGTTCCCATCAAGTCGCATTCAGCACCCTTGGGCTACGACGAACCTCATACCAATCAACGGGCCGAACTCCAGGCTCTGTATCACGGACTACAATTCATAGCCGAACAGCCCTCGCCCGTAGCCAATGTATACACAGATTCTAAGTACTCATTGGATTGTTTACAACGATGGTCGGCTCGATGGAAGCGGGATAATTGGAGAAAGGCTGATGGAAAGCCAGTACTACACCAAGACCTTCTGAAACCCATGGTGGATCTGTGGGAGCGATTGTGTAAGACGGTGACGCTTCATCATGTGGAGGCGCATACAGGAAGGGGGGATATACTATCGTTGGGAAATGCCAAGGCGGATGAATTGGCGACGATGGCCACTAGCACTAACGGTGCTAGTGGACATCTATCTACGGCGGCTACCTCAGGTGGCGCCAATTCATCCGATACAAGCAGTCCCTTTACATCTCTTATACACCCAGCAACAAATGTCGCCAATACAGCCGGTCGCACCCTGTTTGCAGATAGCACTGCGAAAACCTCTATACTTCCCTTTAATCCTTACAGCACTCCCAATATTCTATCACTATTCTAGGTTATAACAATTGTGGATACAACACCGTCTCTAGGCTTTACGAGTGGCGGATCTACAATATACTTGTTCAAATGTTGTAAGGATCGATAGTACTGAACATCAATCGGCGCATGATAATATTGGAGTTGTTGTAAGATGTCTGGAAGGGCCCCATGACGAACAAGATATCCATGGGTCCCCCAATTGCCACCCCCTTTGCGCCCGTGGCCATATCGCAAGATATTTGGTGAAATACGTTCCCCATGCGGCTTATTGATTCCAACAAAGAGAATATCCCAATCCGACGGTACTTCGTGCTGCACCGCAGTCCATCGTTTCATAAAGTCTTCTGGAACCTCACAATCGTCCTCCAAAATCAAGTGACCATGCGTTTTAGAGACCGGAAGAGATGCGAGGTGCTGTAATAATCGCTTGTGCGACAACCAACATCCATATTCACCAGGTCTTCTTACAATGTTGGGGGCAGATGCATGGTCCTTATTTTTGTCAGGTCCCGTCAAGGAAGGATGAATGCCTTCCTCCTCGGCATCCTTTCGATTTACATCCTTTCCATAGGTTGCGGACCATCGCTTTATAGGCAATCCAATTCCTCTGGCATCCCGCTGAAACTGTGCCAATCGTTCTGTATCCTTATCCAAGTTGATCACCCATACATCGTCAATACTAGGAGGATTTGGTTTTATCAAATAGGCCAGCACTAATAAGACTATGAAGACTCCCACAATCAGGAGAATGTTTCCCCGTGTATTCATTCCTATATATTATAAAGAAGTTTGTAACCAATTCAAAAGAAGTTTCTTACCATCGACACTTTTTTCAGGATGGAACTGAATGAGAACCGACTGTTTGAACTGTACAATCATCGCTTGATCCTTATACGATGCAAGTAGTTTCAGTTTAGGAAGAGAATGGGTGGAAAAGTAGCATTGATGATGACGTCGCATCACCATCGGATCCTTAATTCCCTCGAATAAGGGATCTGCCTTCGTAATAGGAATGTGAATGACGCCTGTTTGAACATGAGCGGCCGTCTTCATTTCCACTCCTAATTGAACTAGAATGCTTTCCATAGAGTAACAGAGAGCCATGATTCGCTTGTCATTCAATAAGGCTAGAGGCACCTGTGGTGCATCTGGGGATACAACGGACGTCGGACTTCCTGAAAAAATCCAGTGGGTAATCGGACTATGTTTTATTGTATGAAGAAGAGCCGATTGAGAGTTCCTTACACCATCGACTACATGGGTGCGATATCCCAGTGAATGAATCGCATTGATGAGATACCGGCAGCCATACAAGGTACTATACATATTGACAATTCCTACAATCATCCCTACAGTTTGCTTAATAAATACTCTGCCGATTCCAATGCCGATTCAATCCAGGTTTGTGTAGGATTTACCGACTCTCCTGTCAAATATACATTGGGAAACGGATGATGAGCCTCCTTTGATGCAGTTTTTACATCATATGGTCCAGGCACCCAATAGGTACATCCCTGCGTCCAATCATGCTTCTTCAAGTAGGTCGGAGCCGGAATCTCTTTTCCAGGAAACAGCGCCTTTGCATGATGTTGTATCGCTGTTTCTAAGGTCTTACCTTCCAATTCACGCCAATACTTGGTATCATCTCCATCCGTGTAACTAATCATGATGAGACCGGTCTTGGGATTAATCGGAATCACAAAGCGCAGGGGATTTGCGGTGACTGTCTTTTCTAATCCTTCAAACCAACAACGACCGTCAGCGCCCTTCGGATACACAGCGTAAATACGAATTAAGGCGCCTGTATTTAACTGTTTGAGCAGCGGCGCCCCCTTCAAAATGCTGAAGGTAGATAAGGAACATCGACAGGTAGCGATAATGATATTCTTTGATCTATAAAGAAAAGGTTTCTTGTCATCCTTCGGCCCATACAGGCCTTGAACCTCAATCAAGCCATCTATGCCCCTGGTTATATCTGACACCTTATAGCGGACCCTACAGTCTGCTCCTGCAATCACTGCGTCCTTGTGCTTTCCTACGACAAGTTGGTCCAATCCACCGACCAAGCCGTAAAAAGCAGATCCGTGCGCCGCCATCGGTGCTTTCGGCCTAAAGAGAGGAAGGGCTACATCGGCCCTCAAGGTCTCCATTTCGGATGTATAAGGATACTTTACAAGAATGGAATGCAGAGACGGGGGAACGAGGTCCTTAATTGTGTGTGTTGCTAATGACTTCGAAGGCAGGGCTTCCAACGCACTTCTTACAGGTGTAAATAGACTAACAAAGTCATTCGTTTCCCCTTCATACAGGGAATCCGCACCAATCGGATAGGTCTTCAAATCATAGCGTTTCACTAAGGCTGCAACACGTTTGTGCGCATGAAAAATGCGACCGGCTCCTACTTCGTATTGAAGTGCGGGGGTATCTTTTGTCTTCGGTACACGTTCCGTAGCGATACGACCTCCAAAGACGGGGTATTGTTCCAACAACAACACGTGTTTTGTCCGTTTACCTAGTTCTTCGGCAACTGTAAGGCCCGCTATTCCACCTCCTATAATGATATAGTCGTATATCATTCTACCAGGTGTCGTTTTTTTAGTCTAGTTTCGCAATCCATGATACAATTTGATCCGTTTCCGCTGATTGGATCTGACTCACCGTTTGCTTCGGCTTGAAGAAGACAAAGGTCGGAAATTTACGAACAGCGCAATAACCCGATGTGTAAGAATTTACAGTTTCGTCGCATTTCCAGTAAGGTATCCCCTTTGTAAGAGCCGTTGATTCGACGGCTTCATGGTTTATCTTCTTACAGGGGCCGCACCAGGCCGCTGTAAAGTAGACGATCCATCCCTTCTTATAGGGTGAATCCTCCGTCTTGTCATGAAACATGCGCTCAAAGTCTTCCTGTGTCAAGTTCATCCGTACTGCTGACTTATAAAATCGTAAGATCTCTTTAACCCAGCCGTAATGACAACAGCGGCTAAGGCGCCGGCAATAACGGGACCGGGACCTCCATCGCTGGCATTAGAAGGGCCTCCATCGCTGGCTCTGCCGTGCTCTTGTTTCGATGCACCACCCGTTTGTTCCTTCAGATCCAATACTGCTCCACCACGTTGTTTCACCTCAGGTTTCACCTCAGGTTTCACCTCAGGTTTCGCCTGTAAAGTAGGGTCTACAGGCACTGTATGTTTCACACACTTGTCGGTATGCGTGTGGGGAAATCCTAACAAAGATCCATACATACACATGAAGGCGTTGATGATGTCACCAATTGATCCATCCGTCGTTAATCCTACTGAACTTAAATAGGGTTCCACCTGTCCCAACACTCCCTCCCTCGGTTTGTGAAGGCGAAAGGCCTTGCTATCAATCGGTCCAAAGACTGTATTCAATAGCACAGGTGCTTCCACACCATTCTTCAGAATATCCTCCGTCATGAAGGTGGCGTGAAAGGCATCCCATGCCACCCACGCCCAGCCGATCAAGAAGGTAAAGAGGTTGAAACATAAAATCAGTTTCGCCAATCCCTGAATCCAACTTCCCATATAAAACTTATCGGCCCCTAGAAGGCCGAAAAACACGGCTAACAAGGCAAAGACAACATACGACTTATCCGCCACCATTGTGGGAGCACCTGGAGTCATAAAGACTCCTCGTCCAATATTACGAATCCAATCTAACGGACTCGCCAACCCCTCCTTCATCACGGTGTCCCGTTGCCATATGATTTGTGATAAATCCCACCAATACCAGGCGCCAAACGTAAGTAAATTTAGAAAGGCTTTTTGAAACCCTGTCTTGAAGGATCGCAAGTAAAAGTGATCGCCTCCTACTAAACCAAAGAGTACCGATAAGACGACAAAGACGTACCAGTTACGGTCGGCACCTCCCCACGTATCCACATCACTCACGTGTTGTTTCAAGTCTGACATCCTATTCATCTGTATCAAATTTTACACCGTGAACAGAACGCCGCCGAGACCGGCTACCACACGAAGCACGTTGTAATTAATTGCATAAACTGTAACACCTGCCGGTACAGAAGCCACCTGTTGATTCATCTTGAGTTGCAAGACAATGTTATCAATACGACTTGCATTCATCGATCCTTGAGGTTGCGCTGCCTCCGGAGCCAAACTAAAACTGTATACGTAAATGAAATCATTGGGGATCGCTGTGTGACGTTGCCAAGGCACCATCAATCGAAAATAGGTGGCCGGCTGGGTTTCAAACCGATCGTATCCGTCTAATTGAAGTAAGGCGGAACTAATCAAATCCAAATTGGGAATACCACCTTGCAATAGCAATCGACTTCCATAGTTAAAGTATTCATGCGATGCCAACATACGATCTTGGTTCACCACCCATATCATCTCCTTGATGGGATGATTGAAGGTAAGAGGCACATTCACCTGCGTCGTATTTTGCGGAATGCTATAACGCTTCTGTTGTTGGACTTGCTCAATCAGATATTCGTGTTTCGAAGCGACGAAGCGTCGGCGTTCCTCCACATCTAGATAAATATAGTCGCCCCACAGCGTCATATCTGTAATCACAGGAGGAGATGCAATCGGTGGCACAGGCGTGCCATCGTTGATGACAGACTGTTCCAGGGCATTGCTAAAGATCATATCCTGTCCATTCTTGAGTCGAATATACAACTTGATGGGAGTAGCCTGTAGGGCTAACAAGGGTAAAGCAAGTCCAGGATTCTTACAAAACCAAAAGTACAGGGGCACAAAGAGTTGGAGGGGTCCAGATTGACTAGACTCTGTGTAGACCGATTGTTGTCCAATCATCTGCTGTACTCCTTGTTGTTTGGATCCCGGTGTTGTAAGTTGTGTCCACAAGTACAGAAATTCACCGTATTGGCGGTCAATCTCTTGTTGACCAATCCAAATACTGATATAATCAATCATAGCATAGCCAATTCCATTGACATAGGATACAGCAGGGGGTGTCGCCGCATAATTCGTGGGCGGAATCGTTGTCACGCCACAATTCGTCGTGTTTGTGACGGGACCCTCGGGAGTAATGGCCGGTAAATTAATTTCCAAATACAACTGACTCAATAAATCGCCGTTTCGTGGAATCGTAGTACTAATCAGTTTTCCAAAGTCAGTGGCTGTATCCAAGGCGATACGCTGCGTTTCCATGCTGAAATTTGTGTAACGACGATACACCTGTTTAAAAAACGTCGTTTGCGGGTTGCCGGACAGGTAGATATCCTGCCGTCCCGTTGCGACCAATTGAAGGAGCCCACCGGAATTAGACATCTCTATGAATAGACTACGAATTTGGGTTTAGACTTAGACGCTTGGTATGGGGTTGGATCTGTACGCCAAAAGGTTCATCCAAACTAGGATGGCTTATCAGCAATCAGAACTCGTCAATGTTCTCGGGTTAGAAACCGTGTTCATCCGAGGACCCGACAATTACCCGATATCGTCGCAATATGTCTTATATGCGAACGGCTTTGGCCAAGGCTATTGGAGTAATTCTGTACTCCCTGAAAATTTGTCGACGCTTAGCACCAGTCTCGGATCTACAAACCTCTATATTCAACAATTATCTTCCTCGCAAGGTTCCATTAACCAATCAACACTTTCGACAACAAATGCACTTCAATCAACCATATCAACTGCGACGAATTATTCAATTTCAACTACCAATGCACTCCTTATTGCAGTAGACTCCTTCTATCAAAGTTCCGTAAACTATACCAATAGTACTGTGCTAGGAATTAGTACCCAATCCACCTTTTTTGCGGAAATTGGTGCGGTGCAATCCTCTGTAAATGCCAGTGCTTCCTCCCTCAGTACAGCGATTTATGTACAAAATGCAAGCACCTATTCCAGTATTACATTGCAAACCGATTTCAAAATTTCGACTGCATCTGCCAATCAAAGAACGGCACTCAATAATTTTTCAACCTATGTTAGTCTTAACTTTGCGTCAATCAGTAGCGTCTCATCGATTCAAGGGAATTTTTCGAATGCGCTCGCCAGTACATCTCTTGGTTTAACTAGTTCCATCCAGAATTTGAGCAGTTATATAAGCACTTATGCGTATCAAACCTATGCATCCACAAACTCTACATTCTCTTCTATCTTTTCAACCTTGAATCTCCATTCTACACAAATCAAGGCCTTACAAAATTTTAGTTCTACAAGTTATTCTACAAGTTATATGCTTGCAAGTACCTTTGCTCACTCCACACAAGTATTTATACTTTCCACGAATGTGTCGACAGTCGCAAATTTACAAGGACAAATATCGGCAAACTCTACAAATACGGCGAATTTGAACTCTACCTTTTTAAACTATGCCAGTACCACAACCTCCACAATCTCCTCCTTAACCCTTGAAATCAGTTCCATCTCAGACTCTCTATCATCACTTTGGTTTCAGTTTGACCTCTTAACCACCAGTTCCATTTTGAGTAGTATTTACACATCCTTTGTCGAATTGGAACAATACTTCAATGCTCTTTATTACAGCACATCGACTGGTGTGACCTCCTCCATTGAAAATATTCTACAATCGTCCTATGCCTACAATCAATCGACAGCCGACGCCTTCTTCGCAACATTCGTAAGTTCTGTCTATGCATCCACTATAAGCACCGTAGTGCCAAGCACTATGGCCTATGTGTCTACCCTGATAAGCACCCTGTACAGTTCTTTGTATTACGACCTCAATTCCACCTTACAAGAAACGGTGGTGTCCTCTTTAATAAGTACAACCTATGGTTACCTGTCTACAATCTCCCCTGAACTTACCTCGAATGTTGTGAGTACCTTGGCCACAGAACAAGTACTTCTTCTATCAAATACAACATCCAATGCCGTCATGGATTTCGTAACCTATCGTAACTTTTACATCAATGTCAACAATCTGACGGATCCCTTCCTTTATAAAATAATGTACCTGTCCAATACCATTTCAAGCCTAAATTACAGTCGTGGCATCATAACTATTGATATCAGCACCGTTGGAAATTTGTACTCTGCAAACAGCAGTTTGCTTATTCTTGATACCAATCACTACGGATATCCTACAGCGGTAAGTGAACGATACATCCCTTACGTGAGCAATGCAAATTACACCATGCAATATGAATACAACATTCTGAACCAAATTGTTTATACAAACTTGCTCGGTGTCTATCCAAGACTAAATGTAACCTCTTTGAATTATAGCACTATTTCAACTGTTAACTCCGTATACAGTAATGGTGCAGTAATTACTAACTATATATGGCGCAATACACCCCTTATTGTCAATTGGTCCAACTATTCCTTCTTTCCCTTTTCCACCTTTGGAGGTCCCACCCTCAATCCTCAAGTGCAACTGGTATACAATATAAATAGTACAACCGTCCAAACATATGGTCCTTATCCTTTCTCCCAATCAACTGCCACCATTCAACTTCCTATGATCAGCAGTGCAACATCCGCCTTTGTATCGACCTCAATTAGTGCCTATGTTCTTGGAACACCGGCCAATGCAGCATCTCAACCCTTCATCACCCTCCTTCCTGCATTCAATTCTGTTCTCTTATCGAGTATAAGCAGTGGTATTCGTCCCAGTGGAACAGCACTTATAGGACTGTCAAGAACAGGCGTCAACACACTTTCCTCCTATTCCTTTGTGAATGTGAGTACATCTGCTGGAATATCATCCATCAGTACGGGTTTTGCATTTGGCGCAAATTTCTTTGTAAATAATATCATATCTTCCATTGGTAACAGTTTTGTTGGACCTAATAACACAGTCGTTGTACCAGCCGTCGCAATTATAAGTTCTATTAATCCTGTGTCTCCTGCCAATGCATTTTCTACAATCATCTATTCCAATTGTGTAAGCACTGGCTTATCTTCGATCGCACCCAGCACGAATGCGCAATTCATGCAATTATTCGGTATTGTAAAGAGCGGTGCAACTGAATTCTCTCGTAAAATGCAACTTACATCCAGTATTACAACTTCGTTTTCCTTGTAATTTTCTTCGATATACAAACCATCTAAACATTCCTACACTCTAAGAGTGTAAGAATGTTAGCGCATCACCCTTCTACAGGAAAGCCCATCAGGGTCTTACGAACAGAACCGAAGGTGACGACCGATGCAAAAACGCTTGTTCTTATGGAACCCACAATGAAGCCGAGTCCCCGTTGGAACCGTTGGTTTCCTGTGGTTACCACTGTGGAGGCAGTGGCCGTCTGCGGACATGAACAGGTGCTCGCTGTGGTTCTAGGTGCTGACGCTTCCTTTACCGAGTGGAGTTCTGTGCTTCCGTCTCTTACCTCCGAAACCTCTCAAACGGTCTTTGTAATGAATCGTAAGATCCTGAGTGCGTGGGAGAAAGCAGGGTTCCTATATGATCGTGTTCTTATCACCGAAGACTTGTTTGAAGCCTATCCCTATTTGGGGGAACCGTGCTCCTCTGCTGATCCCGTTACCAAGGTGGTAATATGTATCGCTCACATCTTTCGCCTACATCGTATCGTATGGTCTCTCGGTGCTGATCGAGCCTCTCTTCCAGTCCCTGTGGTCCCCGTCTATGATGCATGGGTCTCATGCCTTAAGGGTTCCTTACACCAGATCCCTGCTGATTCAGACGACGGGTGTATTCCCAGAACGACCTTGATTCAGCAATGGTACACGGCCTCTCCTGCCAAACGACACAAGGAAATCAGAGAGTGTTTAGAAAAGAATATCGCTTGTCCCTACATTGATTCTATCCTCCTGTTGAATGAGTCCGACTATACCAATATTCCAGAGAGTCCTAAGATCACGACCGTGAACCTTGGTCACAGACTGACCTACTATGATGCCTTACAGGCGGCGAAAGACCGAGTTCCAGCGGGAGACCTTGTCATCATTGCTAATTCCGACATTTGGTGTAACGAGACCCTAGCCTATCTATGGCGTATTGGAATCAAGGAATCTTCCATGTTCTTGGCTCTTTTGCGATGGGAGGATGTCGATGCACCTCACATCTTCGGGCCCCGTCCTGATTCGCAGGATACGTGGATCTTTGCACGAGATTGTCTCACCTTTACACCTACAAAGGAGGAATTTGACTATCCGTTCGGTCAATCTGGATGCGACAATGCGATTGCGCTTGATATGATGCGGCACAAGTTTATGGTGGTAAATCCAGCCTATTCAATCAAGACTATGCATTCACATCGATCGAATGTACGCACCTACGACCCCAAAAACATTCTCTATCGCCCCTTCTATCTTCACTGCGAGCCTACTGCCATTCAGAGTGCGCAAGTAGAACTGAACTTGACAGCCTATAAGCCGAATGGCGCTCTGTCGACTGTCTGGCAATCGACCTACATGTGTGAGTCCTTTCCCAGACCCATCCATTCAGTGGAACCTGAAGTGCAGGACACAGTATGCTCCATGCTCAAACATAATGGGGACGGCGCTTGGAACTATGTTGCCCATTCGCAAAATCTTTGGACACCGTCGATAAAGGGCCCTCCTCTATACCATTTTACGGGAGGCACCTTCGTAAGTCCAGGAGGAATCGTGAGCGGTTGGAACAAGATCTATGTAGGAGATCATAAGGGATGGATTGGTCGCTGGGAAATGTCCAAGACCACGCTCCTCACTAACTGTATGCGAGTGGAATCGGTGGTTGCCCTTCCCTATTCTACAAAGTGTATGACATCCTTGAGCACCTGGGTTCTAGAGTACCTGCCCCGTGTGATTCGTCTTCGTCGGCTATTGAAAGACGCCGGCGAGAGGGTACCAGACTTTGGAGTCCCCTCCCAACCGGATCTCGGCGCCTTTCTCCAAGACTGCGTCTGGCCCTCCTCTGATCCTATGGCAGCGCTTCCCATGTTGGAGGATGTCCAGTACTATGCAGATCATGTATGGGCTGTACCACCATCAGAGGCTCTTACACCTGTAACAAAGGAAGACGTGGCCTTGTTGCGATCTTTGCTGCCTCCTCCTACAGACACGAAGACTACGAAACCCGTCGTCGTCATCTGCGTCACCGATGATGTAACTACGGTTCTATCTCGTGAATGGGCCGATTCCGTAGCCGAGCACATTCTGTCCAAATGGACGGTTAAGATTGTAGTCCCTACAGATTCTGTCGTACTACGAAGAGAAGCCTTTCAAAGTGCTACATGGATTATTGGTAGCGGAGATGCCCTGGATTGGATCTGGATGGCATCTCCTAAGGCGACGGTACTTGAATTCATGGACGCCGGTAAACCTGAAGGATCCCATATTCATTTGGCAGGGGCCGCAGAACTCCGTTATGTTGTTGCAACACATGTACGTGACTCGCTTGTGAATCAGAGACAAACCGCACTGCTAGATGTAGGAAAAGCCATCAAGGCCTTCGGATTCAAAGATATGCTCGAAATAAGCCGAGTTCCTTCTCGAATCGAACTACCGGTCGTTGTATTGCCGACGGGAAAGGCCTTGAATGGCTTCTTTTCTCATAGTGGCGACACCTTTCGTGAGATGGCACAGATCTGGGCGGAACGGGGATATTGCAAGGTAGAACTAAGCGAGGAAACGCCCTATTGTTGGTGGGGCGGGATCGGTGAAATCCTTTTGTACGACCGACCAACAATCCGTTGGTGGAATGATGCGATTCCCTATCAAATGGCTCTCTTTGGAAACTGTGAACCCGTTGACAAGGCTCGCATCCGTCAATCTGTATGGTCATTCTGGCCTCGATCGCCAAGGGCGATTGAGGCAGCGGTGGACCAACACAAGGTTCTGAGAACATGGGAAGATCGTCCTATTAAATCACTCTTTCTAGGCAAGATTGAGAACGGAGTGCAATTGGCGGCTCGATCGACGGCAGATTGGTCCAAGGGTGTCGAGTTATTTTCAATGCCAAAGGACAGTACAGGGGCAGCGTATCCCTACACTCAGACCGAGTACATTGAGAAACTATGTCAAGCCCGCTTTGGCCTTTGCTTGCCTGGTTTTGGTAAGAAATGCAATCGTGAAATCGAATACTTTGCGTGCGGAACGGTACCCATTGTAACACCTGATGTCGACATGACTCACTATCTAGTGCCTCCCAAGGCCGGTGTTCACTATTTTGTCGCCAAGACCCCTGATGATGTAAAACGCATTGTGAATGGTACAACTAGAGATACATGGCGTATGATGTCAATAAAGGGACGTGAATGGTGGCGAGCCTATGCCTCTGCAGAGGGAATGTTTCGACTGACGGTGACACGCATTGAACAGTGCCGCCCCTTTTTTGGGGTTGGGATTCCTCCTACAATCCGATTGTAAATAGTCATAGATTCTTATAGAATCTAAAACTAATAATGCCTATCTATGCTAGACTTCGTAAAAAACGTTGAATGGGTGGATGAGTCTTGAACTTGTCCAAATGCTGTCGCAACCATTGATTGAAATATCCAGCGACCCCAGATGTTTGAAACCAATGCGTGTGAACCGACTGAACCAGTTTGTCTTGGTATCGCAATCCAATACTCTTATCAGTTCGATTAAATGAAAAACGGGCTTGAACATCGGGAGGGGGACTCGTTCCCTGTACCATTCGCCACCATCCAAAGTTTACCTGAACTGGAAATTCATACAATCCAGAACCCGCCAATAAGGCGATATCTTCCAAGGCCGCCTGCTCAAAGAAACGACTCGATATAGCAAAGGTGCGCCACATGCTCAAAAATTCTTTCGATTTGAACCACATGAAGCCTGCGTTATACTTTCCATACAGTCGTTCATCTGCAGGTCTGATCATATGAGGGGACAAGGCGAGAATCGCTGTTTCTGGAATCGGAGGAAGAGGCGCTAGATGACAGATATCCGCATCCAGGAACCAAGCACCCGTCGTATCCAAGTAAGGATTCAAAGTCCACATCCACTCCAAGACATTCGCCTTTTCATAGGTATAATCCTTGAACAGGCTGTCGTACAGAACGCCAGGCCTGGCTTCCATATCGGATCGTGTTAAGCCCTTGTACGCATCCAAGGCGACTTTTACATACTTCTTACCTTTGAATACTACCGAATCAATGGGCGTTACGGAATCAGTATAGATGTAGAGGGTGGCGTCAGGATGCCAGACTTCCAAGGTCTTACAAAAAATACGGAAATCGGATAGTGCTTCTTTGCCGGTAACAATCAATCCAATGTGAGCCATTGCTTTGATTGCGTGGTGATTAGTTTAGACCGCTGAACTTTTAAAAAAGCACTTGATGGCACCCAAAGGGTGCCATGAAAGGCTTTTTAATAGATTCAGGGCGCCCTTAATACCGTGTGGACTATAAAACGAGCACAAAAAAACAGAGGCAGAGCCTCTGTTTTTTGGTGCTCATTTTACATATTCACGGGTTTAGACCCTCCTCTTCAACCCAATGCTGTATGTCAGGATATTCTTCGTTCAAGGTTAAGACACAGGCTTCCGCTTCCTCCTTTGTCCAACAGTAGGATCCAAACCCCTTTTGTCCATTTGGGAGTATATAGGCAATTCGAAACATCTTAGACCAACGGGCATTTCAAATGGGCACCTAAAAATTGACGTTGTATTTACATCTACTGTATATACAAAGACAATGGGTTTCATATATCGCATTTCACACAAGAATAAGTCGTACATTGGGCAAACACGCAGACCCTATGAGGAACGATGGAACCAGCACAAAAACAGCATAAGGGACTTGTCTATCAATAGACCTCTTGTAGATGCCCTACGCACTATTGGCGTAGAGCACTTTGTGTTTGAGGTGCTACTTGAATGTAATGATTCTCTGCTGAATCGTTATGAACAAGACTTAATCAAACAGTATAATTCATTACATCCTCACGGTTATAACTACACAACTGGTGGGGAATATGACTTTGCCCGTCCTGAAGAACTTTGTCGCAAGATAGGGGAAGGGCTTAAACGATACTTTGAAGATCCCGAGGCTCGTGAAAGAAACCGAATCGCTCAGAAAAAAGCACGGGAGAATCCAGAACTACGAGAAAAAGATAGACAGGTTCAACTGGACTATAGTGCTACACCAGAGGGTAAGGCAAAGGCAGAAGCACATTCTGTCTTTATGAAAGCACGGTTTGAATCAGAAGAGGGTATTGCTCACGCAAAGGCTCATTCAGAACGTATGGTAGCCCGTGCTAAAACCGAAGAGGGGAAGGCTAAGAATGCCGAGGCACAGGCAAAACGAAACGAATGGTATAAAACACCAGAAGGGATTGCGTTTCGCAAAGCCTCTTCAGAACGAGCAAAACGGTTAATAGAAGAGCGAAAAGCGTCTATACCAGTTAGGCATTGTGACGTGTGCAACTATACCCCTCCTAACAATTCCAAACCTAAACTGGATAGGCACTGTAAAACACAGCGACATCTTGATAAGTTAAAAACTGCTTCGGAAAACGTCATTGAGCACATCTAAGTGCCCATTTGAAATGCCCGTGGGTCTAAGAATAGTAACAACTGTAACAACTGTCCCCACATCTGGATTGATTTCATTTTTCAGTTGCGAATCATAAGGCGTTTTTGAAGGCGATTGTGTGCGGTCTCGGCATCCACATCTCTTGCTGCCATACGACGCTGTCTCTCCTCCTCTGCTACCTGTTTGGCTCGGTCAAAGGCCGCCACCGCCGCCGCTTCCTCAGAAGACAAGGCCCTTGGAGCCGTTCCGTATTCCCGTTTCGCATCCTCCAAGTTACTAGGCCGTCCATCTGTACTCACATCTGCAACATCCTGACTAAAGGTGGCACCCTCTCCATATGCAAATTTGAGATCTGTATATCCGATCCCTTGCGCCCCTGGCGCCTTTGTATACTGTGCCGGACGTGCCGCACCCAATTCCGTACCAAAGGACGGGGCTAAGGTAAGTTCCGATGGGGCCCTATACTTACTCACACTGGTCTCGGCCGTCGTAGTTCTCGATCGTGTTTCATCGGCAAACGCCTTATGAAAAATATCGGAATTGAACTTCTGTCGCAAATTATCGTAGGTTTTTACGGATACATCCTCCTGCTTCTTCAACCAGTCTCCATATCCATCATCTCCGTCGGGATCTGGCAACTTGTTCTCCTCAAATAGTTTGTTAAAGGTCGTCATGTTCAACTTCTTAGGGTTCAAGGCGATCGGCGCAAGGGCTTCGTCTTCTAATTCCAAGACGTTGGCGTTTACGGGAGCCCTTGCGCCACCCCGATCGACCGGCAGACCTGCCACCTGTCTTGCCGTTTTAGCCTGCGCCAAGGTAACAGGAGCCGTAAAGCGTGCGTCGGATCCATCCTGTGCCGTTTTCGGAATCAATTTCTGTAAGACCTCGTCCAAATAGGTAAAGGCACGTGTAACCTTATCAAACAGTTCAGGATTACCACCCTTATCCGGATGTGCCTTCATCGCTGCCCTCTTGTACGCCGATTTGAGAGTTTCATGACTTAGGGGTAGCGAATCATCGAGACCCAAAATGTAATACGATTCGTGTAAGACATCAAGGGCCCGTTTCGGTGGCGGAACAGTCGCCAAGGTAGTCGGTCCGGAACGACGAGGCGCATCATGGATCTGTAGGGTGGGTTCTCGACTCGTGAGACGAGGTGTTTGCGCCATGGATGGAGGAGGTCTCTGCCCCCCACCTGGCCAAGGCGCATACTCGCCCCGTCTCTGTGACGCTATGTATGCGAGAACTTGGGCGTAAACTCCTGTACGTTTGGCTACATTAATAAACTCTTGGCCGACTAGTAAGGTATCCAACGTACGAAGTCGGGCTTCATCGGACTGCATCTCTGTCAGATTCTGCCAGATACGACTGTATCGGGGTTCTACGGATAGTCCTGCTCCCATTCTTCTCTGGCTCCGAATCTTTTTTAAGAACACAACCGAAGAAAAAATACTATAGTAAGGGGTTACACCTAGAACTCGGCATCCATTGTCACATTCTCCTGTAACCACTTGTCAACACTGGCCACTTGATTACTATCATATTTTGCATTTTTTACATTATTCTTATATAGGTAGACTGTCGGAACCTTCCCTACGTCCTTCTGATCCTCCTCCTCCATCATGTCGTAATCCAGGTGCTTTACAGGGACGCCGTACTTCTTGGCCAGTTCCTCGATTTGCGGTTGGATTACCTTACACGACTTGCACCATTTTGCACCAATGTAGGTTATTTCATAAGTCATTGTATGGATCTGGAAATGACGCAGAATTTCTTCATTTTTTCAGGGCTGGAAAAATTGAAGACGCCTATCTGCGTAAGGGGTCTTGCATCTTACTTACAAATGGAACACATCGATAAAGAACGTAGAAAGAAATCAGATAAGGCAAAGGATAAGGCTGGGAAACCCAGTCAGAAACACGTACGTCAGTATGAGGCTCTTATGGAGATCAGAGCCAAGGAGGGTTCTGCTACAAAGATTGTAGCGAAACCTACCAAAAAGTAACCATTTTTTAAAAAACATATATCAGAAGGCTGTTTTTATGCATTTGTGCAAGACCCATTTCGGCAAACCCTAGACTCCCCACAATCACTATCTGTTTTACAAAACGCCGAAGATGACAAATTCGGTAAATACCCCGTATAATACCCCCTATGCAAAGACTCACCGGGATAGCCTGTCATTCCACCCACACGATCTCCACTCCCAATACCACCCATCCCTCCGCTCATCCCTCCGCCTATGCGCGCCCCGCCCCCATCGCCACCACCCCCCCCACCTCTAAAGCCATCTTTTGTTTTGAGCGCAAACGCACATGCAATCCCCATGACGACTACAACCGATCCAACAATGTACAGAACTGAAATGGACTTCATCCTAATTTAGTCATACAATTCCTCAATCCATGAACGTATCTGATCCGGCCGTAACAGGGGAATCTGGGGCTCGCATTCCCACAGAAAGCGCTTTCCAAAGGAGGCTACACTATATTCCGTAGGCCAAGCATACGGATGCGCCGTAATCAACTTCTTATATTCGGAAGGCAGGAGTTGAAAGGACGACTCGGGCAACACTAGGGCCAACTGTTCCAACGGCTTCAGTTCCAATCGTCTCGTCGTTGGAATAGGCAGAACTGGCTTATCGGTTAAGAAGTCGACAATACTCTGCCATCGAGGAGGCAGGAGCCATGGATACATCCATTCTCGATCTACCGGTTCGCCTGCGTAATAGGCCAACGTCCATCCCAAGGATTCACAAAAGATACCGGCTGCTTTTTTTGCATCCACTCCCCCTAGCGCCTTTCGATCATAGATCGCCGACCAATCATTTCGTAACCTGTACTGTGCTCGATCTCCAGTATGAACCTTATAGACAAGAATTTCGTCCTCCCGCCACTCCAACGGCGCATCCTGAGCACGAGCCAAGGCCCGTTCCACGACATCCCCTCCCATCACTCCAATACGTTGTGTCAACTTCTTTGTTACGGCTTTCAAGACATCCTGTGCCTCGGTCTCCGCCAATCGTTTTACAAGATCCAAGAGAACCGGCACATTGTATTCGGCCTTGTCCTTTATACGAACCAGCGGTTCCTTCAACTCAACTAGATACTCCAACAGTCGTTCAATGCCATTGTCTTTGATCTTAAGCGCCATTCCATGAGGCACAAAGTCATTTCCTAAGAGATTCATAATTCCTACAAAATCGCATAGGAACTCAGCCGGTGTTTGAGAACCGTGGCGACCATGCGCTGTATACAAGGCCGCTGCCAACCTAGACATATCCATATACAGAAACTGCTCCGCACCTACTGAATTGGTCTTGACCCCTCCTCCGAATTCCGTTTCTTCTCGAAACAAATCGACCCGTGTTCCATACCGTGCGTATTGAAAGAGTGCGAGAACAATCAAATCTGCATCCAATCCGTAGACAACGGCATCTTTGATGCCTTCCTTACGAATATAGTCCATTAACTTCTGCTCCCCCTCTCCCGGTTCATCCGCTGGTGATACAATAATGCGAGGGGACCGTGTAAGATCGTGCAAGGCAGTTGTCAACTGCTCCATAAAGAGCGTGCCCGGCGTGATGGCATTTGTATCCCATCGAGGAATAGGTATATATCGTCGCCCCTGAGCCTCTGCCTTAATCCTCGCCTCGTCCTCCGCCGACTTGGCGGACTTGAATCTACGCATACGTTGTTGTTTCAACTTTGCTAAAGGTGCGACACCATCTACTGCAATATACAAGGTTTCGGCTTCGACATGGTTATCCAACTGTCGTATATAGGCAAGAACCCTGGATACCAAATCTCGCTCCCATTTGCTCGCAGCCGACTCTGTATAAGGAGTTGCAGTTTGTTGGAGTCGAACACAGTGGTAAATCGCACAATTTAGGTCCAAGGCCAAGAGTTGAGGTTTTGTATCCCTCGTTTTTGATGTGAGATTCTCCACAGTTTGTAGCAGGTGTTTGTAGAAGGAAGGAATGCCCATACCGTCTCTGTCCGATCTAGTTAATCAACTGTCTGCTGTATTTAAATACAACATCCAGATACTTCCTGATACGCTTTTCGCAGCAACCTTGTTATTTGCCTTACTTTTTCAATCGGCACCTCTCGCTACCTTAGGCGTGGGTCTCATTCTAAATGCTGGTATACATCCCTTGATCGCCGGGTTTCTGAGTCGTAACATCTCAGGCCTTGCACAACCTGTTGGCAGTGATCAATGCACGGGTCGATTTCCCGGTCTTTCCTTTACAGGGGCGGCAGCGTTTGCAAATGGCAACAATGATATCAATCGTGCTGCATGGCCTTCGTACTATGCATCCTTCATAGGATTCTTCCTTACCTACATCGCCTCTCTGACCGTCATTTACAGAGAAGAACTCAAGGCCAGTCCTACACGAAAGACTGCGACAACCACCGGCTTAGTGATTACTGCCTTAGTTCTCATTCTGGTCTGTATCTTTCGTATTGCGTCTGGCTGTGACGACGTTATCGGACTTATCGCAGGTCTTGTGATGGGCGGCATTCTTGCGCTAGCCTACGTTACCTTGATGGCAAACGCATCCGATCGTACTCTTACAAATATGTTGGCGCTCCCCCTCTTTAAAAATGTAGCCGTTGACGGGAAACCTATCTATATATGCGCCTAAGTTACAAAAACAAGTCACAGCAAAAACCACAGTCCATACCAAGATGGAGTTTGCCAAGATACGAGAATTTATTCTAGGGGCCTACCACGATCTCCCGAACGTGCTCGTAACAGGTTCGCTTCTCATTGGCGCACTGTCAGGATACATGCCCTTGCTGTGGCTCTCCCTTGGGTTATTAGCCCTAGATCTCCCTATCACCTACCTTCTTCAAGTGATTATGGGTTACTTTTTCACGGATAATCCATATTTATCTGTAAGATCTGAACTATGCGGACCACGATACTATGATGTAGCATCTGGACAAACTCCCATCATCGACTTTATGGCACCGACGTTCTGGATGTCAGCCTCGGTCTTCTTTGCCGTCTTTACAGGCTACAATGCACTTCGTATCTTATTCAAAACAAGTAGCAAAGGGGCTACGCAACAGCAAATTAATATGCGCCGTGCCTATTGCTTCGCAGTGCTTCTGGTCGCCATCATCTTCTTCTTTATCGCAGGATCCCGTGTTCTGAGTGGATGTGAAACACTGGCGGGAGGTGCGATTGGAGCGTTTGTAGGAGGTTCCTTGGCGGTCATCTACTGGCACATTCTCGATGTATGCGGTAGTGGACTCGTACCCGATATCTTGCAAATTGTTGCCAATTCAGCCCCTTCTTCATCCGGTCCCGTTACTCCTGTGATTTGTACAAAACCCGCCACGTATGAAAACGCATTTTAGACAGGGCATCCTTATGACCGGTGTATATGGGGGTTGATATCCCAATCATTCTTCTAGAAATCTTACCGTTACGTAACTTGTTCCAAGAATGCTTATCCAATAGGCCAAGTCTAAGAAGGACATTTGAAATCCTTTGTCCCAATCACCAAGTACATATTTTGTTATAAGACTTGTAATAAGGGGTATCATTACGATGGAAGGCAGGTTCGAACGATTTTCGACAAAGAATAATCCAAGAGTTACAATACATGTAAATAAAAGGGTGATAAAAATACGAATTGCGAACGTCATCTCCTAATAAAGGTTCTTAGTAAGATCCTGCTTGTATCATCGCAAACAAGGTCCTGATCGCAGACTTCCATTCCGTAAAATATCCTGGATAGATTCGCATATGATCATCCGAAGCCCAGCCATCACACAGGAGTTGAAATAGTCGTGTGACTTCTGTTAATCGTTCGGCTCTAGTTCCCACCTTATAATGTTCCACACACGACTCGTATGTTACGAGTTCTTTACTCAATCGTGTGTTGACTGCATTGTGAAACTCATGGAAAAACCGTGCGACCCGCTGTTGAAACATCGAACCGGTATCCTTCAAAGGAAAGAAGGGAAGGCGATGGGTTCGTAGATACAGGCGCATATGTTCACGACATTGTGCGCAGGGCAAAGCATTCTGTGTAGCCAATAGAACCCGATTCCATAGAGCACCTATATCTTTTCGATCACTGTCCATAGATAATAAATGAAACAGTGTCCACACCAGGGGACCCCACTCTTCCTTCTTCATCCTACTCCTATCTCATCGTCTTGAAAATTGAACGCTACCGCAAGACTAGTATATCCATCATGCTTACACGACAAGACCTTGACGTATTACAGAAAAAGGAGAAAACGAGGAAGAGAAAGGAAGCCCATGCCACACACCGGAAACGTAATAGAGGTTCCGCACCGTCCTTCTCGGAAGTTGCAACCTTCAAAGCGACGTTAGGTGTTCAGCCCTTGCCTCCCGTCGCACCTCTTCATATTCGGTTCATCCTTCCTAAACCTACCGTGAATATGTTGATCTCCTGGCATGATCGTACAATCACGGGCTGGTTCCAATCCGTCGAACAATGGAAGACGATGACCTGGTTTACAAAGGCCGAAGGCGATCGAATCAAGGAACAACTGAGGCACGCCGTCTTTCAGAACCTTCGAGTCCGATGGCAACTTCGCAAGTGGATCTTACGGCATCGTCTTGCTGAATCACACCGACGTAATACAGATCTTACAGATCTATGTACCACCCTAGAGATTCCCGAAAAAGCACGTGTCACGATATATGATCTTCCCAATCATAAAGCCTATTACTTTCATTATCAAACCATCCAAAAACTAATATGCAATTCCCTGCTGTTCCAACAGTACGGAATTGCCAATCCACTCTATCCTAAAAATCCCTATACAAATCTCCCTTGGTCCCATGCACAAATGATATCCATCCACCAACAAATCTGGGAACGAACCGGATATCACGGTCGTCTACCAAATAACTATATCATCGAATTTCAACGTAAGGCCTTCTGTACACAAACCTTCCGAAAGAAAAACTTACGCCATTTGGCTATAGCGGCTGCCGAGTCGTTCTTCCAAAAAAAGTACGATGCGGATGTACAAGAGATCTACTTGGAGACGTTGGATGATATGTACAACGACTACTTCGAACTACGTAGATCGCTCTTCGGAAGAAATACAGTCGTTGATCTTATAATACACGATGCCTTGCCTAACGAAATACAGCAGAAGTGGGATGAACTAGTCGTATCCTTTTGGATTTACCAAAATTATCGCCTTCTAAGGGATCCCTACACCAAGTTCGATGATTTGTTGGATCAAGTGAGGAAACTACACAGCATTACATATCAACACGATCTGGCTTCCAATCGGGGCCTTCTCATCTTTGTTGCGGCGACACCGATTCCTCCCACACTACCTGTCAATCTTCTTCATTCGCCTTAATAAGATCTCGGGGTAAGCACTCTTTCGACGGGTATTAATGCGAACCTTATCAGGCCAGGTTTTGAGAAGGAAGGCCACTGCTTTTTTCTGATTCTCCATTCGTTTCGGATCCGTCTGCATTCCGCCTGGTTCCTTGTAGTAGGCGGTCTTGGGCGAGACATAGTTGATACGGACTACGGTCCCGTCACGATCCCATGCCATAAGCGTACGAATGTAATCTTCCTTCTCGCTCATGGGCAATAAGATGCCGCCCTTCTTCGTCGCACCAGGGTTAATAATACCCCAAAAACTACCAATAATGAACTTCAAGTCATTGGTAACGTTCGGATTCATAAAGAATCCGTTCGGAACGGGATACACGCCCCAGAGTGAGGCGCCCTCGTTTTTTGCCGCTGTAAATCCTGTATGAATAACATCCTGTAAGGATCGCAAAGGACGTATTCCTCCCTCTTCCGTGCGCTCCACAAATCCCGTAACATCGTCGTCCATCATGACAATCTTTGTACCAATGGGATAATGATCGAGAATAAAGTTACGGACTTGAGCCAATCCAGGCACTCCAACTATCAGGTTCTTGTACAAGGACCTCGGGACCGCCTTCTTGTAGGTTTGTAATTGTTCCTCATTCGCCACAAAGATGGTGATCTTGTCTGCTGGGATGTTATAGCGTTGGAGCGTGGCTAAGGTCTTTGTCTGGACGGTCTGCTCCCTTTTATAGGACGGAATCACAACAATGTAGTCGTTCTTGGTATTGGCCTTCCGAGTCTTTGACGCAAAAACCCTGGCCTTACGGGTGTAGTATCCCATTTCATAGGGTGAAGAAGTTATATTTAAAACATAAAGCGTCCAAAATCAGCCGATGTAAAACTTGTGATTGAAGTAGGATGTTACCCAAACCCCACGCCCATCTCATCGTGCCCCGGTTATATCTAGGAGACAAGGAGGCTTCTATGGATCCAGCCTTTTTGAAGGAGAAGGGGATCACCACTGTCTTTAATTGCACGAAGGATTTGCCCTTTTCACCCCTTATAAAGCGTCAGTACCGTGTACCCGTCGACGACGACTTACAACCTGTCGAATTAAAAAATATGGAGAACTGGTCGCCGGAAATAGTCGCTAAAGTCCTAGGGGAGTACAACCAGGGTCAGACCATTCTAGTCCACTGTTTCGCTGGAAAACAACGCAGTGCGGCTGTGATGGCGATGACGCTCATTGCAAAGACAGGTAAAACGTTTGAAGAAGTTCATAGATACATACAGTCCGTGAGACCCGTCGCCTTTACACCTCAGGTCAATTTCGAGCCCAGTATTCGAAGATTTGAAACCATGCTGAAACGGGCTGTCGGTATGTAATTTCGGTATCTTATAAAAATGTAATTTGGTTTTTTTCTGTTTTGTAGTTATTTATAATAATTTGAACGCCGATATCCAAGGATTCGCTATAAAGACTACGCCCTGCTGTCCATGACTTTTGGCCCGTTCTGTCGCAGACCATTCGTCCGGGATATCGTCCGGAAATACAGTCGAATAGAATTCTTCTAAGGCATCGTCGTCTTTCGCTATAAGACCCGTACCAGTTCCTACAATACCGCATTTCGTAATAATTGGTTTTAGAGCAGAACACGCCTTCAGTACGACCCATACAGGTTCTCCTATTAGTTGCGACAGGGGTGGAGCGGAAATACCCCACGTCTGCAGGGCCTGTACAGGGACAGCAAAGGTCCGCCCCGCCTTCCCAGCAGGCATAGGCAATCGTAACGCATGAGGCGATGACACTACCGATTTGATGTTGGATAGCGACGAGAAGGCGTGAAATATCACACGTTCTCGTATTACTAAGGGTAACCACTTGCTATAGGTAGCATCAATGTCAAAGGATGCGAAGAGTGACGTAAGATCAGCGTCCTCCTTGATTGCCGAGGCTAGGAACGCCGCCCGTTCAATTCGCCCATGTTTTACGGCATCCTTGATTGCTATCCAAATAGTAGCGTGATTCGCTACTGATTTGGGGACCCAAGGTACGGTTTTAGTAGTGTATAGAAGGGGGCCTAAGGGGGGTGTACGCCTCAGAGGCAGTTCGTAGCCTCCTACAGCCATTACAGCGCCTAATAGGACAGTTATATCAGTAGAGAGCATAATAGTAGGACTAAGACCACTAAAGGGAGCGAGAGAGAGCGCTAGACGGAGTACAGAGAGCGCTAAACTAGTAGAGCCGCTCTCTACTAATTCAGAACAGGCCTCTACTACTGTTTTCGTATCATTTATTTGTATAGAATATAGGAGCGTTGCCGCTACAGTAGGAAGATCGTAAAGATGGATGGAAGCCATTTAAGAAGGTAAGACAGACTGTTAGTAGTAAGATGGAGTCTGCCAATTTAGATGCTCTGCTATCACGTTTCAATTTTTCCGATGTAAGTTCAATTTCTACGAATGCTCCCACCATTATTCCTACTACTATCCCTACAACTGTTCCTACTACTGTTCTTACGGCTGTTCCAACGACTATTCCTACTACTGTTATAGAAACACGTAAGGAGATCATAAATCCTGGTACCAAGGGCTTCCTCTGCCTCAATATGATCGTCAAAAACGAGAGCAAGATCATCCAACGCTTGATCAAGTCTGTACTGCCTATTATTGATACCTACTGTATTTGCGATACAGGCTCTACTGATAATACGATCGACCTTATCACTACTACGATGAAGGAAGCAGGGAAGCCAGGTCTCGTCTTTACGGAACCCTTTAAGAACTTTGGCTACAATCGTACTATCTCCTTAGAGAAAGCAAAGGAATGGGGCACCTATGCACTGCTCCTTGATGCAGATATGCAACTGGTGATTGATGCCACCTTCAAGGTGACGGATCTCACAGAGTCCGGCTACTCCCTACTACAGAGCAATGGAGGACTCGACTACTACAATCTACGTATTGTAAAGACTGACATAGGAGTCAAGTGTGTCGGTCCTACTCATGAATACTACGACATTCCTCCTGGTAATCACACTGTACAACTTCAAAGCCTGCGAATCAAGGATATTGGGGATGGAGGGGCCAAGAGCGACAAGACGGAACGAGACATACGACTTCTTACGGAAGCCTTGGTAACCGATCCCAACAACGATCGCACCCATTTCTATCTTGCCAATTCGTACCGTGACTGTGCGAAATACGATCTCGCTATCAAACACTACCAGAAACGCATTGATATTGGCGGATGGGTCGAGGAGTGCTTTCAAGCGGCCCTAGAAATCGGTGGATGCTATGCCAAACAAAATAAGATGACAGAAGCGGTCCACTGGTGGATGGATGCCTATCAGCGCCATCCCAAACGAGCAGAATCCTTATACGAGATCGTAAAGCATTATCGCATTGAGGGCAAGCAACAACTCGCCCAACTCTTTTTAAATATGGCCGTCAAGATTCCTTATCCCAAGAATGACGTGCTCTTCATCAAGAAGAACATTTACGACTATCAATTAGCGTACGAACAGAGTATCATATCATATTATACAGGTGTTCCTTACGATCATAAGGCACTCACCATGCTACTAGAGCACGAGGACATTAAGGGAAATGTTCTGGATAATTACAGATATTATGTAAAGAAGGCTACAAAGTTACAAGGGGCTTCCATCGTATCCTTTAATGGCACTGTAGAAAAGGAGATAGGAGGACGTATGGACACCTTTACATCATCCTCACCCTGCTTGTACAAGGACTTCGATGGGCAATACAAGATCAACATTCGTTATGTTAATTACAATATACAGGGAGACGGATCTTACAAGTTCAAGCACAGCGACGGAAAGATTACGACCTTGCAGAAGCATCATACGCTAGATTCAAAGTTTGAAATCAAGACGACGAATTGGATCGACGCTGTAGCCCATGAGGAACGTCGGTATCAGGGTGTAGAAGATGTCAAGGTCCTAGGAACAAAGGACGGCTGTGTCTTTCTAGGAACGATAGAGGATGCTAAGGGACATGTCACCGTAGGCTACGGGTCCTATGATCCAGTCAGCAGTAAGATGTTGAAACCCACGGCCTTGGTCTCTCCTTACGGTAATAACTGTGAGAAGAACTGGTGCTACATTCCAGACACGCAACAGGTGGTATATTCCTGGTCTCCCCTACGGATTGGTCATATTGAGGGCGAGACCTTGAAGATCAACTCGACGAATACGGAGGTTCCTGCCTTCTTCAAGGATGTACGAGGCAGTAGTCACGGAACTCGGTTCGGTAACGAACTATGGTTTCTCTGCCACCTCGTACAGTATGTAACCCCTCGTCACTATTATCATCTGTTTGTAGTCTTGGATTTTGAGACCTTGAAATTCAAGCGTCACAGCATTCTCTTTAAGTTTGAAGGCGATTGCATCGAATACGCCCTTGGTCTCATCGTAGAATCAGAACGAGTCATGGTGTCCTATAGTCAAATGGATCGTACATCAAAGGTTCTCGTCTTGCCTCGATCCACCGTGGAGTCCGAGTTGTTTTAGATAGTCAACTTCTTCAAAAAATAGGATGGATCCTTTATCGACCCTATTTTTTGTATTTGTATTTTGTATTTGTATTGTGATTCTATTATATATCATCGACATTGAACTCCTCGCTCCTAGCACTCTCTAAGGCCGCCTTACGATTGAAGGTAGGTGCATCATCCTTTCGAACAATCACCTTCTTCTTAGAACTTCCACCGCCACTACTGCTACTATTTGAATGACTAATCACTGCAGAGTCGTCGGATTCCTCAGACTCCTCGTCTTCGTCCTCCTCTGCTTCAAAGGTATACATCTCCTCCGCAGCCGCTGCTGCTGCCGCCGCATCGGCCGCATCGATGATCAACATCCAGTCAGGAACCATGCCCTTCTTACTCAAACTCCTCGCCTGGTCATCGGACAAGATCGACTCAATCTTGAAATGAGACGTAGGAGTAATATCCTTCTCTACGTCAAAGTCCTCTCCTACAACAATCGTCACCACTGTCGTAGAATTGATAGGAGTCGAACCCTTACGTCCAAAGACGTTTGGAATCTGCGCCTGTATCTCCCTCGGTCCATGTTTCGAATCAATCGCTACTAAAACTCGACCGGACCCTAAATGCTTGCGTACACGGGCAAAGGCTACATCTCGCACCTCCCCACTGAGTATCTTTGCAACTCGATTCGAATTCACCTCTTGGCGTTTTCCGCCTGTAAGTCGTCCCTTCTTTGATCGTCCCATTGTAAGTAAGAAAAGTTTGTAGTATGTAGTAAGAATGTGGAGTTATGCTAAGGGAGGTTACAACGCTTCAATTTTTTGCGCAGCCAAAAAATGAACACCGCTTACCTCGTAACCTCTCCGCACAACTATGGAATCAAAGACACGTGTAGAACTGATGGACTTGTGTAAAGAACGAGGAATAAAAGGTATAAGCGGAAAAAAAAAGGAAGAACTGATTGCGCTTCTTACTGAACGAAATGTAGTAACCTATGAAACGACTGCTGTGCCAACGTCGTCAACCCTTCGTACAGTAGACCTATTTGCGGGAACAGGCGCATTTACATACGCCTTTCAAAGCACAGGAAAGGCTCAATGTGTCTTTGCGAATGATATGGTAGATGCGTCTAAAACATTCTATGATGCCAATTTCAAACATGCGTTAACACTCAAGAATCTTCACGATGTTACACTAACCGAAATTCCAGCACATGACATTCTTACAGGCGGATTTCCTTGTCAGCCGTTCTCTATTGCCGGACTTCAAGGGGGATTTGAAGACAAACGATCCAATGTCTTCTGGAAGATTCTAGAGATTCTAGACTTCCACAAGCCCCAGTGTGTTGTATTAGAAAATGTAAAAAATCTTGTTACACACGACAATGGCCGTACATTCAAAACCATCCAAACCAATCTAGAATCTCGTGGCTATCATATTAAGCACAAGGTTCTCAACACGGCTAAAATTACAGGTGTTCCCCAACACCGTGAACGAATCTACATCGTATGCTTTCGTAACAAGGCGTTATGTGATAAGTTTGACCTCGACTTTCCTATTGTACCAAAACAACCCATATCTTCCTGCTTAGAAACAACGATTCCTCCCAAGTATTATTACACAAATGCGTCGACAACATGGGATCTTGTGCGCACAGGAGTTGTGAAAAAGGATACGATCTATCAATTGCGACGTGTCTACGTCCGTGAAAATATGAGCGGGGAATGCCCAACGTTGACCGCCAATATGGGAGGTGGAGGACACAATGTGCCACTCTTACGAGACAATCACGGAATCCGAAAACTTACTCCTCGTGAATGTTTCAACTTCCAAGGATTTCCATCCACCTTTACGCTTCCTCCTCTTGCGGACAGTCATTTATACAAATTAGCAGGAAATGCTGTAAGTGTGCCCGTCATATCACTTATTGCGAATAAACTCGTCGCCTTGTTAAACGCTTAAATACACGTGATTCTTTTTTAGACCGCTGATTTCTTTCATACGTTCCATTCGCAAGTCTTAACGCAACATGCGTTAAGATATTTTTACTCTCAATTCTAGACCGCTGAACTTTTAAAATGAGCACTTGACGCCGACCCTTTGGGTCGGCGTAAAAGGCTCTTTTAATAGATTCAGGGCGCCCCTAAGACTGTAAACTTTAAAACGGGCACCAAAAAAACAGAGGCTCTGCCTCTGTTTTTTTAGTGCCCGTTTTAAATGTTCACGGGTCTAATATACTTTTAGAAATCCTCCATCGTGCTATTGAAACTCATCTCCTCACTCGTCTTCCCAACCCCCGCCATCGAATAGGATGTGACACGCTTCTCAAAGAAGTTGTCCTTGCCCTCTAAGGAGATACGCTCCATAAAGTCAAAGGGATTGGCTGTATTCCACACCTTTGGATATCCCAACTGTACTAGTAGTCGATCCGCTACATATTCAATATACTCCTTCATCAGTTTGGCATTCATACCAATAAGAGAGCAAGGGAGCGCATCTGTAATAAACTCCTTCTCGTAACGAACGGCCTCCTTGATCATCTTATGCGCCTTTGTCTTGCTTAACTTGTGCTCCAACTTGGAATACAGAAGGCAGGCAAACTCACAGTGAAGTCCCTCATCTCTGCTAATAAACTCGTTACTAGCCGTCAGTCCGGGCATCACTCCCCGTTGCTTGAGCCAGAAGATAGAGCAGAAGGCTCCGCTAAAGAAAATGCCCTCCACGCAGGCAAAGGCCATCAAACGACTCGCAAAATCCGCCTCCTCAGACTGCATCCACTCGATTGCCCAATCTGCCTTCTTCTTGACGCAGGGAATGGTTTCTATCGCCTCCAACAGGTGCTTCTTCTCTGTAGAATCAGAAATACAGGTGTCAATTAACAGAGAATACATTTCGGAATGAATGTTCTCCATAGCAATTTGGAAGCCATAGAAGCAACGGGCTTCAGGCCACTGAACATCGTTTGCGAAATTGGAGGACAGGTTCTCATTGACAATACCGTCACTGGCCGCAAAGAAGGCCAGTACATGCTTAATAAAGTGACGCTCATTCACAGACAGGGCCTCAAACTGTCGACGATCCTTGGACAAATCGATCTCTTCCGCCTTCCAGAACGAACCCTCGGCCTTCTTGTACATATCATACACATCCTTGTGCTCGATAGGAAAGAGGGTGAATCGGTGAGGATTGGGCTTCAACATGGCCTCTTCTTTCTTTTTTACGACAAATCGCTGTGTTATGACACTACTGCTATCAAACGACGTCGCTCTTCGCCTCGGACCTGCGGTCTTGGCCACAGCCGAAGTGCTTACATTTGTAAACGCAGGCGAAGAAGTCGTTGAGAGTGTAGAAAGTTCGGAATTCATGAGTGAATCTAACAAAGGAGGGGAATTTGCCGGGAGTCAGACCGCACCAGAAGGGTTCATTTTTTCCTCTCCCCCACCAAAAATTGATGTGGCAATCATGACGGAACCATCGTTCAGAAAATGATGGATGTCTTAGAATGGTCCCTCGGCCTAGGAGGTTGGATTTCGATTGTCGCCTTTGCATGCATTGCCCATACAGGAAGTCTGGATGCGGTCCGATATGTCCTGTTTATTGGAGTCCCCATCGTCGCCGTGAGTGTCACCTATGCAATCTTAAGCATTGCTTGGCAACTCTTATTAATTATACTATGGGCGATTACGCTCATGTTCCGTCGTGACATACTCTTTACAGTTGTCACCATTGGTATATTGGCCGCAGCCTCCGCCACCATACATAACGTGTACAGTACCTTGATGGAGGAAGATGAGGCCCAGGATTACTTGTCGCCTCTGCGCACTCTTTGTAAGATTGGAAAGTTGATATACGAGAGATCCTTACCGAGTGGATATCATGTATTGACTATGTTTAAGGCCTTCCAGCCGTATATGATTCCGTACGGCTTCAATGCATCCGCAGTTGATGCTGTAGACAATAATCAAATACACGAGGCTGAGACGGATATCGGTGCAACTACAACAACTACAGAAACAGCAGTAGAAACAACAGCAGCAACAATAGCAGCAGTAGTAGCCAATGATTCTACCAACACAGAACCTCCTACAGTTGACTTACATGAAGACTAAATAGAATCGTCGACCTTTTTTTCTAATGAAAAATTGAATCAAACCGCAACTATCTAGCAAACAGCACAATGTACCTCCCAGGCGATTTAATTCCTACTCTGATATCCTATATGGATCAAGAGACGCTTTCCATCATGTCCAGAACCTGTAAGGCCTGGAAATTTCTAATCTATCGTACTTCCGTATGGAAGAATTTTACATGGAAACCCCGTAATATGACCTTCTTTCACCTCGTGGTCAAATCTTCACCCTCCATCCGTCATTTAGGAGAACCGAACCAAATATGCTTCTTGTCATGGATTACAACCCTCCTACATTCTTCTGATAACACCTTGCCACTTCACCTAGTCACTATTGAGAATCCTATTACCTTTATTCAAAAAGTCTATCAATACTGGCACAATAATAAAAAACCGTGTACAGTTACGCATCATCATAAATGGTCAGATGTCTGTAGTCTTCGTCCAACACTTTCCACCGTATCCGCTGAAAAGCGATATTCGATGAAGGTCTTACTAGTCAATCCCTGTAACATAACGCAAGACAATGCTTATGCAAATTGGATTGAACACCGCATTCTTGATCTGGAGGCTATCCCTACAGAGGTTCCTGCGATGATACCTACCCGTTCAGCCTTGATCAACGAGGTTCTTACCGCAGATCATGCACTTCTTGCAAAACGACTCGGCGTCATAGACAAACTAAAAGTCTTAGCCACTGAAAATTATAAAGTAAGTCGCAAAGCCTTACGATCCTATTCGACAAAACACTTTGATCTTGCGGACACGCTTATAAAAATACATTCCATTGATTTGTACGATGCTGCGATTATCTCTTATCCTAATGAACCATAAAACGTCTTCACCGCTGGATGGGCTATAATTTTTGTAGGATCCAGCGCATACACAAACAAGGACTCTAAATCCCTTACCCTCGATAAGGCTACATAGGCTTGGCCGTATTCAAAGGTACTATCTCCAATATCCACCAAGGCGCAGTCCAACGTCGCCCCCTGACTCTTATGAATGGTAATTGCATACGCTACACGCAGTGGAATCTGACGCCGACTAATACCGCTGTGATCTGGGCTAACCCACGAATGGTGCTCGATCGTCTTCGGCGCCCCCTTCAGGAACTGCACGATCGGCAAGCCCTCGGCCGTAAATTCGGTAATCACCCCTCGACTTCCGTTTACCAGTCCCGCTTCTACATCCAGATTCGTGAGCAACATGACCTGACAGCCCTCGCATAATTCAAGCGTAGGGCTGTAACTCGAGTCAATGTCCAAGCGGTTGACTAGATGATCCACCTGCTCCTTACTGGGAAGATCCAAGGTAGCCCCCTCCTCTGTCTTCGGTCCTGATAGGGTGCTCGCCGTAAAGGTTCGCAACGGCTTCTTCAGCGCTTGTAAGTTCTTCTCATTAATATTGTCAACGTCTGCATTCTTACTGAACAACAAGGTAGGCTTAATGACATGTTTCTTCCAATTCAACCCAATGCGGGCTTTTAGGGCTGTGACAGATTCAGGAGAAATCTCGCCGATCCTACATTCATTCAAGAGGTTCTGGAATACAGGATCCTTTTGTCTCTCGATCTGTTTGAGTAAGACCGTCTGCAAGCCACAGGTGGACCACAGGGGACTTTCAAAGGCAAATCGACCAGGCATTTCACCGCTGATGCCTCTTGATACAGGCGGTAACTGGTAGAAATCCCCACACAAAACGAGTTGTAAGCCTCCAAACGGCTTTGCTCGTCGTCTTACAAGCCGTGCCACTTGATCCAACTTCTCAAAGAAGTCCGGTGTCATCATACTGATTTCATCGATGACAAGAATGTTGGTCTTGAGCCATCGACGCTTGTTGAAGAAGTTACGACCGATATTGGCCACCATCGTGGCCACAGGTTCCTTGCCTAATCCTACAGCAGCCCAAGAATGAAGTGTTTTGGCCTGCGATCCCAACAGAATGGCAGCACACCCGGTCAAGGCTGTAAGAGCGAGTACCTTTCCGTTTGTCGCCGCCCATTCGGTAATCGTTCGAAGTAAGTAAGATTTTCCTGCACCCGCAGGACCCGTTAAGAAGATGTTTTTACCTTCTTTTACAAGGTCTAGCGCCTTTTCTTGTTCTGGATGGAGAGGCATGTACTTTAAATGAAAGAAGACGGTCGGTCCTCATTTTTTCACACGTTCACGAAGATCAATCCGTTTCTTCCCTGTAGTAAATGCCCTGTAATTGCAACACCGAGAAACCGAATTACCCCGCCAATGATACGTGGGGACCTCTGTTATGGACGATTATGCATTCTTTAACCGAACGTATTGGAACCGTGACACCGATGTTTGCGAATGATGAAAAACAACGTTGGCTAACCTTCTTCACTGCCTTTCCCCTCATTATTCCTTGTAAGGACTGCAAAGAGCACGCTCTATCCTACATCTCGGATCATCCGTTTCTTATATGGAAAACCATGAGCATAGAGGAACGACGGGACTGGACTCGCACATGGTTTTACGAGTTTCATGAGTCTGTAAATACTCGTATCGGTAAACCCTCCTTCGACAAGGCCTTATTAATATCGACCTATGGCTCTATCAACATACGAGAGTATCTTGGTAGACTGACAGCGGTTATGAATGTGGCGATTCAACTGGACGGAGTTCCGATGATCAAGTGGAGGGATTGGAACGGTGTGGTTGTGCGATTACTAGCCTTATACGGTATCTAAACAACGCCGTATACCAAGGCGCCTAAGAGTTCCGAAAAGGTCGTTGTCCTCTGTCTCGGCTTGAATCGAAGTTGAGATCTCAGTAGAGGCGTAATCGTAATCGTGCCATCGGCGGCCACCGCATTAGAGTCAAAGACGTGCGCTCGAACTTGGGCACAGATCTCGTGAAAGGGACGACGTTCTCCTCTGGAATCCATACAGATATGAAAGGCCTGTTTGCGAAAGGGACTTGACTCCAGAAAGGTGAGATCACCCAATTGCTGTGTGGACAGCGAGAGTATGGGTCGTTTTAATTTATGAAGGGCTATTTCTGTCGTCTCGATTATGGTGGCTAACTCTTGAATTTGAGTCAACAAGGCGTCGTATTGTTCACCTACGTTGGAGTCATACTCGTCGTCAGAATCTGAAGAAGAGAGTTCCGCCATCTAATAGGTCCTTTGCTTTTAATTATCTCTTCATTTTTTAAAGCACTAGACTTTTAAAACGAACACTTGATGATGGCCCAAAGGGCCATCATGAAAGGCTCGGTTTAATAGATTCGGTGCGACCAAAAGCACTAGACTTTTAAAACGAACACTTGATGATGGCCCAAAGGGCCATCATGAAAGGCTCGGTTTAATAGATTCGGTGCGACCAAAAGCACTAGACTTTTAGATTCTATGGCGATCCGAAGGAGCGCCATAGAAGGTATAAGTTTCAACCAAAAGCACTGAAGATTTGGTACGACATTATGATAAAGAATTTGAAAGAAGTGACACTAATTGACTCGCAGGACTATGAAATTCAGCCTTCCACATCCACGCTCCATCCCGTTTTGTATCGGGTTGAATCGCCGGTCTCATCGACACCCACCAATGTTTTGGGATCATGATCGCATTGCCTGGTCTCAACTTGATTTCAATATATTTGACATCACCGATCCATGGTACTGTTTGCGTTGTTGCACTCCAAGGAAGGACCTCCTCCTCGTCGTGGTCGGGAATGGCGCCTTCATGTGCAACCCATAGTTCTATCGGTGCGCCATCCGTACTAACAATTACAGTCCATTCCGCCATCGTCTTTTTGAGCGGTTGCTCTCCTAACAGAAGCATAGGAGATGGTGTTTGGACAGGTAACCAATGCATGCATGACATACCGTCATAGACCCAGTTCTGAAACGTGGATGCTAACTTAATAGGCGTAGAAAACTCCGACAAGTCTTCGTGTGCTGGCGCTTTTGCCTCTGTCATCAAGTACGCATTCCAAGGAATTTTAAACTTCTTCCCCTTCTCATCTGTCGTAAACACAGGCCATGTACGATTCCCTGTCTTTGCAATACTCCATCCTCCTAACCAGGAAGGCGGTAGATTCCGCAGCACCAATGGCAATTGCTCAGTAAGCAAGGCCGGCCAGTCCACCTCTGCGTCGTAATCTTTTTGTAAGATTTGAAACTCATGAATGGCGCCTCTATATATAATAAGGGCTCCAATGAAGACAAGAAAGAGCAAAAAGATCGTTTCTAGAATCATTTAATCTACGCCCGTCTTTGTTTCCTTGTTGTCTTACGCGCTGAACAACACTTCCACAAGCGTGGTACAAACTGCTTGTTTTGAATCTTATTCACTTCGCCCCGTTTCAAGGTATGTCGGGATTTTCGGAGAATCTTACCGGCTTTATCCAGGGTGACATGCGCCTTGTATCCCTTTCCGTTCTTAATCACTACCTTATTCATACTTCCACCTTTCCCCGTTTCAAAATGTTGTTGGACACTCTGAAAACTATACATTACTCTACTTCGTTCTCCAGAAATTCGGGGGAGCGCATTGTTTTTAGGATTGCCACATGGGTGTTGTATAATTCCGGGAGCATAACAAGATATACAATACCTCCAGCGTAAATAAATGAAAAAGACGCAAAAAACGACAAGAGGGTCGCAATCAACATCAGGAATGGTCGTTTATTACGTAATTCCCGTCGATAAGGAAAGGGATTCAACCAATGAAACAAATACTGAACCTTTGGTTTTATCCTGTAAACAATGGGCGCATAGAAACTAATGTAGATGGCGGTGATAAAGAACATTTCCACTGTAAAGATAAAGTTTACGTTTCGACACAATTGAAACAGATTCGATGGACGGGGATGTGCCATAGCAGCAATATAGACGAGCGAATGAATCAAGAATGTCCAACAGTTCACCATCGTAGCATTTTGAAAGAACCTCCACAACCATCTTGGACCCGGTGTAAGAATGGCGGCAGTATATATAAAATTATACGGAGTCATACACATTTCACATACCTTTTGAAAGTCTTCATTCTCCGTCGTCTTGATCCACTTCATCAAGCATTGGGTGTGACTAAATTCCACGGATCCTTTACATTCACAAACGGAGACCAGAGGATTTCGGATCGTTCCTTCATCGTAACAAATGCGGCACTGCGCCATTAGTTCTACTTGTTAGGAGGGATTTAGACCTAATCTTTTTTTAAAAAAAATTGAACCTTGCATCATGCGAATGTATGGAAGCACAATGTCCTTGCCAACCTACAAAGAAGACGGTGTCTCCTATGATCTTCCATCGCTCTATTCCACTGTGAAACATATGCCTCTTCGTGAACAGATTCAACACTGGCTTCTCTCAGTCATTGATCGTCGTCTAACTCAGATCGCTATTGCAATTCCGATCCCCCCAGAACTCAAAGAAGCCGCATGGACCCTGAATCACCTACAACAGGTGATTGATATGGCGAATGTCGACCAACTCAAACAAATACGTGTTCTAGTGTCGCAATCTTTCTAGAACAGCGGTCTAAGGCCTGTAGGCCTTTTAGAACTAAGATGGATACTTCGTCTAGTACAAATCTTATGCACATGCTACCACTCCTTCTCATGGGAAAGGACGCAAATCCATTCATGATCCTGGTTCTCACCTTGCTTCTTCCACCCCTTGGTATTTTTCTTTCAAAGCATCTAATGCCTATAATACACTCAATTCAATCCAGGACTGTACCACAACCTATTGAGTTTCAAGCCAGACTCCGACTTGATTCGTGGGGCTACGAACCCGATTCCATTGTGCGCCAGTTTGCATTTTTACTGTGGGAATGGAATCGAACAAATCAAACATGTAATTGTCGACTCTTTCTCGAAGAAGCCGATGGGACTCGACGTTGGAATGAAGATATCGACAATGACGGGAACTCGATCCCTTTTTTTGTAGATAGTCGTAATTCCGATTTTTGGCATAAGGACCGGCCCAATATTCATTATACGATGTGGGTCGAACGGAATGTAGATCGTGACAATGTAACGCATGGTGAAATCGTCTTCAAAATCACCTGTGTCAATAAGGATGCCACGCCTCAACAACTTATTGAGCATATTGCATATTTAAGAGACCTATCCGAAGAGTTGAAACATAGTCGCAAGCAAAAACAGGTTGTACTGGTCTCTTCCCCCCATGAAAAGAAGGAGGGTCGAGGTCCTGAATTTATGAAGTACGAGTTTAAGTCAACGTCCACCTTTGCCAACTTCTTCTGTGAGGAAGCACGCCTTGTTGAAACGGATCTTACAAACTTTCTTACGACAAAGTCCAAGTACGAACGCATCGGACGTCCTTGGACATATACCTTATTGAATGAGGGTCCGCCTGGTACAGGTAAGACGAAACTTGTCAAGGCTATTGCGAATCGTACGGGAAGAACACTCATTGTATTGAATCTCCGTCACATTTCCAATATCCAGATGCTGTACGAGGCCTTTCATTGCTCTATCCTAGGAAGCGACCACGTACCCCATGAAAAACGTCTGTACTACATTCCAGAAGTCGATACGCAAAAGATAGAGGAACTCAAGGCCAGACCTATAGACCTCACTGGACCTCAGGAGGAAGAAAAAGAGACGAAGGAAGCAAAGGATAAAAAGACGGTTACATTGCCAGAAGATGCAAAGCCGACTCTAGGAGAAATTCTAAACGTCCTGGATGGGGTGCCGGAACGTTATGGACACATCTTGATTATGGATACAAATGCCATATCCCGTCTAGATCCGGCCTTAATTCGACCCGGACGAGTCGATCGCATATTATCGTGGAAGAAACTGTCTTCTAAGAGTGTACGAGACCTCTTGGAACACTCCTATGATACGACCATCCCTGAACTCACAGAGTTACCGGATCGACACTATTCCGCAGCCGAATTACAACAGCAAATGGCTCTTCACGACACCTGGAATACGATACCACAATGTGGGGGATCGTTAATCAACTCCTTAGAGATTCTTGCGGAGTGTGCGTCTTGATCGACGAGACGTACGACGTTCAGAGTCACCTGATGATAAAGGGCGTTTCGGTGTCTTGGGAACCTCTTTTGTAGATGGTCGTGGACTAGAAGGAGGCGTTGCATATCCAGAAGAAGAACTATGCGCAGGCATAGACTTCTGTTCAAGCAATTTGGCTTGGTCTTCTATTATTTTTTGTTGTGTTTGTATCATCGTGTTTTGTTCTTCGACAATTCGTTGCAAATCCGCAATCATCTGAGACATTTTCTGAATGAGTTGTTTGCTCTCTTCCATTCTTAATATGTACCAAGAAAAACCAACAAGATAGCCGATTACAAATTCCCCTACATTGATCCATGAATTGTGGTCATATTTTGATACAAAAGAAAAATGGGTATGATAATGCCATAGCGATATGCTAAAAGTCCAAAGACAAGATGCCACATAGAGTTGAATCCATCTGTAAGCATCCTTATTATAAACGCAAATACAACGATTCCGGTATGACGATATCCCTCATCAGCCGTTCCTGAATGCCATCCAGAGTTGCCAATTGTTCTACATCCGCATGGAGTGTACAGATGCTGATCCATTCCTGTACGACATTGTTCACCTTGAGCAAGCCTCGCATAAAGTTACCAGGAAAGACCTCATACTCGGCGCACAATTCGGGAGCCGAAATCCCTCCCAACCATTTTGTTACAATGTCTGCCCACATTGTCGTTAAACACCAAAACGACTGTGGAGAGGCGACTAAGCAGTCCTGATCAATCCCTACACCAATTTGACTCCAGTCATCCATCTTCAGCAGGGTCTCGCAAACCAGTGGCGATAAAGACAGGTGCGTCGGCTCCGTCGACTTCTCCTGCGCTTCTCGATCGACGACAAGAGACGCCAAGACACCTACAATCTCTTCGACTGTCGCACCCTTAAGACGTTGTGACGTATAGAGTTTTGCCATGAGCAAGGGATTTGCCTCGTTACATTCAGTGGCTGCAATCCCTAGAGGCGTGAGTGCAGTACCATCAAAGGCTCCACAGGCTTTCAACGCCTTCAGAACAGGTTCAAATCTGCGACTATCATTCTCACACTGATATCCCTCTATTTCCATGTCGATTTGTGTACGCTTTTTCAGCACTAGTTTTTCGTTTTTTACGTCTGTTTCTTTCTTTATCCACTCGGCGCTCCTATGCTCACTTCGCCACTTATCCAAGTCCGACTGCGCCTTTTTTCTAGCAGCATTCCCAGGCGCCTTCATCGCATTTTCTAAACGGTCTCGTTCCGCAAAGACCGCCTTGACCTCTGCAGGCACTACATGGGTTGTAAGGTAGGTCTCCATCTCTAACCGCTCCTCCAACAGAATCTTGATCTTCGCTCGTCGCTGAAAGGCTCCGTAACTATTCTGTAACAAGGTATCTGCAATGCTTCCACCCTTATGGATCGCCTTCAAGATAAAGTCATAATGAAAGGCCATACGACTGTAAAGCGGTTGTAACATTCCTTCCAAGACTGCGGATAACTCGTAGGGATCCAGTGGCTTCTTCGCCGGCAAATACAGAACTGTTCCCTTCGTATCCTTACCTCTTCTACCAGCACGTCCCGCCATTTGAATGTACTCTTCTGCGCATAGAGGGCGAATCCCGCTATCCGTTGGCTTCTTCAAGTCCAAGAAGACCACCGTCCTCGCCGGCATATTCAACCCTACAGCAAAGGTTTCCGTACAGAAGAGTATCTTGATGAGTCCCTTCGCAAACAGAAGTTCAACAATCTCTTTTAGAAGAGGAAGTAGTCCTGAGTGATGAAAGGCAATGCCCTTATTCAGAAGTGCAAGCAGTTGATGATACTGCGTCAAGGACTTGAGGACGTCCTGATGTTTATGAAGATGAAAGTCTAGGATGTGCTTCATTGCCGCTGATTCCGATGAATCAATCAATGTATGAGTGACCTCGGATGCATAGACCTCGCAATCCTTACGACTAAAGACAAAGAAAAGCGCTGGCAACATCGATCGTGTCTTAAGTTGCGCAATCGTTGCATTCATCGTATGTTGAAAGGCATGGAGTTTCACCTTCCCCGAATGGCCGCCCGCCGATTCCCCAGACATCTGAATACGATTCACGGTTTCCTTCCACTGATCTGCCGCCTTGAAGTCCTTGTCCCTTTTTCGTAGCCAGTCCTGATACACCTCTATTTGAAACTTGGCTTCGTCGCCACATTTGTAGGGAATTACGAATTGTGGATCGTCTGGATTACAGATCCCATGTTCCAAGGGCACAATACGATGCTTCGTCTGTAGTAAGATAATCGGATGTTTACGAACGGCGCCGACCCATTCGCCAAAGGTCACCGGATCCGCCATGGTTGCACTTAGCAGAATGGCTCTAACGGTGGAAGGTAGAAGAATAAGCGTCTCTTCCCATACATGTCCTCGATCCTTGTCATTGATATAATGGACCTCGTCAAAGATGACGGCTCCCAAATCCTTTAAGGACAAATGACCCGCAATGCCGAGCGCCGCTGTCGTGGTCGAATGCTTGTATAGCAGATTACGTAGAATTTCAGTTGTCATTACGATAATCTGTGCGTCTGGATTGATCTTCATATCGCCTGTCAAGAGGCCCACACTGGCCTTTGGAAACAACTCCTTCAAATCGTGGTATTTTTGATTACTAAGAGATTTTATGGGAGTCGTGTAAAACACACGCTCTCCTTTTTGTAAGGAATAGGCGATCTGGTATTCCCCTACAAGGGTTTTACCAGATCCCGTTTTAGCCGTCACAAGGACGTCCTCGCCCCTATGAATGGCCGCTACTGCATGCTGTTGCCAGCCATCAAGTGTAAAGATGTAAGAAATCGCTGGCTCCGACGGGAAATCCGTGGGAGCCGTTGCTGTTGGAATCGTAAGAAAGGACATGGTTGCTGAGAGGTATGGACACAGAAGGTGTGTCAATTTTTCTCAAGAAGAATAGATGGATATTGGAGTTATATCAGGGATTGTAGTTGTGATTGTAGCATTAATTACAATTTTAAACTTTCTGTATCCTCATGCTTCTGAGTCAGGGTTCGGAACAGTCATGACAAGAGCCTATAAAAATATGACAACAACCTTACATGCTCGAAGAGAACATACACGCAAGGTACTCGAAGAGAATCGTCCAAGGATTACGAAAATAAAGGGAACTCGAAAATATAAGGACTCCATACGACGAGAACAAAACGCTAAAAGACTGCCAAATTTATAAACTAAAAAGGTCCCAGAACCGTTGGAGCCGTAAACACCGCCAACGCATCCAATAACCTCGTCTTGTTCAAGATCATAGCCACATGTCCTTCACCGCATTTCAAATAGAGTTTTTGCGTTTCCTCCGGTGTAAAAAAGGTGTAAATCCTACATACAATTTCCAATAAGTAAATGATATCTTCGAAACAGTAACCCGCCGACCATAAGATTAACAAGGCGTCCAGAGTTGCCACACGATCTTCCTTTAAGGCCGCCCTGCCTAACGACTCCAGCAAGGCGACAGGTGGTGCGTTCACAAGAGCCTGTACATCCTGTGCGGATACCGCAGTCATACCCGACGCTGCCAGCATTTGATGATAAATCTTGTATAAACGTGCGTTACCCATCGCCATGCTACACATCCAATGCTCTGCTTCCTCACTGATCACTATCTTTGAATCTTTATGAAAATCAGCCTTGTGTAAGATGAGATTGACCGGCATACATTGTAACATTACACAACGGCTTTGAAGCGGTTCCATAAAGGGTTCCGGACCTGCTGCAACAAACATAAACCGTGCATTTCCGTCGTATATTTCTAAGATACGTCGCAAAGCCTGCTGACTCACAATAGGAACACTATCCGCATCATCCATAAAGACCCATGCCTTGACGCCTGGATGAAGCCTCGTCCGTCTTACAAACTCTGTGAGTTGACCCCGAATGGTTCCAATCCCTCGATCATCGACACTGTGAAGCGGTAAGATGTACTGCGCATGATCCTTCGGAGCAACGCCCTTCTTATTTAGATAGGCGTGAATAAAGCCATTCGCAAGCGTTGTTTTACCGCATCCAGGCGGTCCAAACAACATTAGATGCGGTGGCGCATCCAAATGCTTGTCTAAAAACGCACGTATATGGGTCTGACCCACGATAGAGTCCATGGTATTGATACTTCTCTATGAAGAGTTTAGACCAGCAGTTTGAAAAAACGACATCCTATCTAGAGCATGGCCACAAAATCCTGGGCGAATATCTTAAACGAAGAAAATGCTAGTAAACCCGTTGTTGCTACTGCGGCGGCTATTGTAAAAAATGCGATACCCGCTGATGTGAAGCGAGAGGAGGAAGCCATGTTGCGTGGATTTACAGTCCCTGACTTGGCCAAACGATCTGATATCACCGCTCATTTCCCCGTCATGCTCTTTAAGCATGAGGATGGCCCTGTGAAGCGCTTTACAGTCACCTTGGATGGAAGACGCTTTAAGGACATGAAGGCGGACGAGAAGAACGAAGAGGCTCGTGAAGATTTTGAATACTATACACTGTGGCGTCTAGTGTATGCTCTGAGAAAGCGCAGCGACTTGTACACGATTGAACGACCTCCGGCCATGGCCTTTGCCTTTATTCTCGCTCTGAAGCCTGCACCGGCATCCGATGCTATGCCGTTGTCCACGCACGACTTTATGGAGAAGAAGGGACTTGAAGAACCTCGTGTCGCTCACCCTTCCGAATACAATGAGGTACTCAACAACGAATCCTCTGTTTATGTAAAACCTTCTCACAATGGCCGCAATAAGACTCGTAAAAATAACAAGCCTGCTGCTGGAAGCCGTGCCGCTATAGAATTAGAAATTCGTGAAATCAATCGTATCGTTCCTATCGTTTGGGCGAATGACGAAGGACGTGGGATCTTCTTGCTCGATGTGCGCCGTAATAAACTGGATCCCATGCGCTATCCTTCGGTGGCCGATGCCAAGCGTAAACTGCGTGAGGTGTTGGAGGAACGAACAGCCGCAGGTAAACTGAAGGCCTATGCCCCAAAAGGAAGTGATTCGGGACATGATGGTGTTGTGAGTATGACAATGTAATAAAGGACCGAATTAGCCTAAACATAGAAAGACATTGTAAACACAATGTCCGACTTGTATGAACGCCTCGGCGTAAGCAGATCGGCTTCCTTTGAAGAAATCCGATCTGCCTATAAATCTATGGCCCTCAAACACCATCCTGATCGAGGAGGGTCTGAGGAAGAATTTAAAAAGGTACAGGAAGCACACGAAGTACTGAGCGACGAAGGACGTCGTCGCCATTACGATATGACGGGGTCGGCGATGGAACAGGGTGGAGGAGGAAATCCCTTTGCTGGCATGGCACATGGAGGAACGACGGCCAGCGGTATACCCTTTTCCTTTATGGGAGGCGCCGGTCCTTTTGGAATGCCAGGCGTCCAGTTTGATATGGGCGGGATTTTCAATGGCTTGTTTGGTGGGGGTCCTCCTGGCCCTCAACGACGACGAAAAATGCCTGTCGGTCCCAACAAGACTTCTGATATCTCACTTAAATTGGAGCAATTCTACAAGGGTCACAATCTTAAACTCAAGTTCAATCAATCTCGGACCTGTACAACCTGTAAGGGATCTGGTGCGGAAAGTACCGACGAGTGCGGATCCTGTAAGGGATCCGGTGGTAAAACGGTGATGCGTCAGATTGGACCTGGTATGATTGCACAGACGACGATGCCCTGCGATGCCTGTAATGGAGATGGTCGACGTGTGATGAAGGTCTGTCGTGGATGTCAGGGGAAGAAACTGGTCGACAAGGAGAAGGAACTTGATATACAGATTGAGCCAGGGATGACGGATGGACAGCGTCTCGTCTTTCCAGGCGAGTGCTCGGATTCCCCTGAGTTCGAGACACCTGGTGATGTCATCCTAACACTCCAATGTGTAGGGATGCCTGATACATATGAATGGAAAGGAAGTGACTTACATGTCAAAATAACGATTACTTATGCAGAATCAGTGTTGGGATTTACTAGAACCTTGGAGGACCATCCCAATGGGTTGAAACCTGCGGTATCATGGCGAGGAGGTCCTCTATTGCACGGGGCGCAGTTGAAACTGGAGGGACTTGGTATGCCGACGTCTCATGGGACAAAGGGCTGGCTCTTCCTACAGATTGTGATTACACCTCCTGCTGTTGTGCCTTGGTCCGCCGAAGATGCAGCCAAGTTACAAAGCGTACTGGGAGGAGCGGCAGCATCCTTTACCGACGTCGGGACCGCTTTGACCTTTGTCGCCTAGTCTTTTGCCTACGTCGTCGATTATCTTCCGCCATGGTCGTTACGCCAGGAGTGGGTAATGATCTTAATCGGTCCATCTCGGTTTTTATACGATCGATCTCTGCCTGCATTTCAACTAAAGGAGAGCGTCCATTTGCTGAGATTAACAACCTCATCTGTTTCTTCTGTTGTTCTAACTCCTCTAATTGACAGGCTAACATAGATAGCGTTTCAGGTCTTAATTCCAGTTCAATGTGCAACGCAAGATCTTGTAGCCGTCTCAATTCTGTTGGGCTAACACCTTTCTCAATATCTTTCTGTATACCTACAAGTTGTCTCCGCATCGAGGAAGTTTCACTTCCAAATACGCAAGCACTTACTAATCCTGTCAGCCCTCCTTCCCTCTTGTAGACTGTTGCCTGTATGCGGGTCTCATCCTCTAATATACCACGCAACTCGGTTGCTTCGTTCACCATATTATATAATCGTTCACGATATGGGCCCAATGAGTATGCTCCTGGTCCATACTTACGTTCTTCATTCTGAATGTATGCTCTAAGTGCATCTTGTTCTCGTTGGTTTTGGTTCAATCTGTCTTCCATTGCTTTTATCACACTCGTTTTTACACCCCCTCGGAAGGGTGCAAGAACTGTATTAAACATGGAAGCACTTCGCACAGATTCTGATAAAGTGGTTGCATTTGCATCAACATCATTAATTTCTTGAATTTGTGTTCGACTTATGATGCGATATACTTTATAAAACGATGATCTTGATGACGAAGAAGATGATGAAGAAGATGCTATAGGACCAGGACCTGCGTGTATGAATGTGCCTCCTGATGCAGTATTTTTTCCATCACGATACTCTAATTCTTTGGTAAAGTTTTCAATAGACATAAACATTGTTGGATGTTCATCCGGTGTTCCAACGCCTGCAAATGTGTATCCAATCACAATATCGCCTATATTGAAGTTATCACCTGTAATTAAGTCCTTTATAATTGAACTCGACATACTCTAAACATTCCTAACAAATTCACAACGTGAATTTGTTAGTTAGATCAATCAAACATATTTATTGCTGTGCATCGATTTGAGACTGGATATAGGCGCTGTAAGGAGCCTGAAAGTTAGGGTTGATAATATTCTCATTGTAGAACTGGGGGTTGACATGCGCAAATTGCTCCATCTCGGGACTCAATAGGAGTTTGGACGATTCAGGGATAGACATCGCATCGTCACCGTAGGCGCCACCATCCTGTCTCCTATTATTCTTTCTCGAGTTCTTACGATTCTTTCTGGAGGCCTTACGATTATTCTTACGATTTGCCTTGCGACTGTTCTTCCTGGAGTTCTTGCGATTCGCCTTTCTGGACGCCTTACGACTGTTCTTCTTGGACGCCTTGCGACTGTTCTTCTTGGACGCCTTGCGACTATTCTTCTTGGACGCCTTGCGACTGTTCTTCCTGGAGGAACGTCGATTGTTCCTGGAGGAACGTCGCCCTCCCTGCTGAAGCCCGTAACTGCCAGCAAACTGGGGCAGGTCGGCCATGGCCTTGTCCAACGATGCCGTGCCAGATTGACCTACCAAATCCGCAGGGAGTCGTTGGTTAAACACATCGGGAAAGGGTGCGGAACCTCCTCGCTGCTTCAGATTCTTGCGATGTGTCTTGCGATTGTTCTTCTTGTGCTTTACGATGTGACTAGTGCGTCGGTGGGTCATCTTTCCTCCTCTTTGGGCAGGAAATAATCTTGTAAAGTCTTCACCTTGGCGCATGGATATGACAGGCGGCGCAGATGTGGTGTTCATTCCTAAATTAGACGCACAATTTGGGCTCGGGGTTTGTTGATCGGACCAGGGATCGGCAATCGGTTGCACTTTGGATCCTAAATCGGCTACGGCTCCAAACAAGGGACCTGTTACATCAATTGTGCTAAACACCATTCTATTTCTTCCCTATAAAAAACTTTACTGAGATGGAGCCGTAATGGTCTTCTTCTTGGTAGACCCGTGAATAATGTAGATGCTGTTCTCGGTAATAACAATGAAATCCGTCTCCACCTTAAAAATACCTCGGGGCTGAATTGTAGACGTATACTCCTCCGCTGATCGGACAAGCATCTTCTCCTTGGTCTCGGAATCCTCCCCCATAAAGGCCTTTCCTACAATCGTATCATTGTAATAATCCAACAAAATAGGCTTGTCCTGCTCGATCGCAAGACGTGCGGCATGCTTGAGAGTCTTCTCATGAGGAAATTGCATATCAGCCAGGGGCGTGGCCTGAACCGGGACAAGGCTGGTAGAGGTCGACATTTGTTCTGCGCAAGAGGGAGAATCGTTTCCGGAGAGTTTTACGCAAATAACGCTACTCCTCCACAATCGCCGACACCGGAATCTTGGACACATTTCTGGGACACGGGTGTTGAATCCAACCCGTGGAGACTCGGGGTGCCTTCGTAACAGGTTCCTCTTCACCGGGAAGATTGTAGGTCTTGCGCAGTATCTCGTCCTTGTGTAAGGTAAAGACGGTTTTAATAAACTCATACGCTTCTTCGATTTGTTTCATATTGCGAGCCCCTGTAATAATAACGTTGCCCGTTTGAAAGGGTGATATGGTAATCATCTTACACTCCCCTATCTTCGCCCCCTCACCCTTCCCCTTACACATTGTAGGGCAGGCACATAATCCCGGAGCGGATCCAGCAGGCTTCTGCTCGTTGTAAAAGTACTTGGTATTGACCCCTTGGTAAAACGCCGCCTCATAGGTGGCTCTCAACCTGTATCGCTTACACAGAAGGCGAAACAAATCTTCCCGATGTACCTTGGCTCCAATACTGAAATCAGTGTTTACCAGTTTAATCGACTCGTCGTGAATTCGAATAGGGGCTGCAAAGATTCCAGTACAGGTCGCCTGGATGTGCGTCAGAAGCCAGCGTAAGACATCGGCACTCATCTCCTCACTGCGGACCCCGGTGATCTGGACACCGCCATTCTGAAAGAGTTTCACATTGATCTCCTTCCACTGCGTATCCGCAATTTCCCGGCGTACCACCAAGGTAAGTTGATTAAAGAAGGTTTTCTTCTCCTTTTCCTTCAGCATAATGTCCTTAAAGGTCGTGCCCTTGACATGAACGACGTGCTTGCTATCCTTGTATTCAGCCTTCAGAACCCCATCCGTAAGATCCCAATAGTCTAAGACCTTAATTTGATGGTACAACGGCTCCAACGCAATCTCGCATCCAATCTGAGCCGTAGTAACGATGGTGCTGACACGCAGAGGCGTGAACTCAAGCGTGGGAATCGTGACAGTGAGATGATTGGACATGTTTGGTTTCAAACAAGGGGTCTAAACACCGCTTCATTTTTTTAACCTTGCGCCTTGATAGAATGGCCAAGTCTAGCAGACGAAATCTATACCGACGTTCTTCAAGAAAGAACAATCGAAGTTCTTCAAGGAAGAACACACGAAAACAACGAGGTGGTGCGTCCACCGACGGTGGTCTTCAAACCCAAGCCTTTTTTGATACCTCCTTTCAACGACCCGAGGGCCCTGCCTTTAATGCCGCCTTTTCTACTGCTCCCACGGCGGATATGATCCGGCCCGTGCTTGGAATGTACCCCCTTACAAATCTCAACGTAATCCAAGGTGCCGGTGCCGTTCCGGAGGCCATGCAACGAATGATTGGCGGTCGCAGAAAGAACAGAAAGACTGCTAAGAAGAGCCGAAAGAATCGCTCCATAAAAAAAAACCGCAAGTAGGCGGCTTTGATGCGGCCATGATGGGTCAATTTGTAGCCAATGCGACGACGGCGGTTGTACCCCTCGCCATGTACACGGGGTACAAGATGTGGACGAACAAAGATAAGAAATAAGACAAAAAAACCCGGATACATCGGTGGCACAATTCAACCGTTCCTCCAAGACTGCGTTCAAATGATCAGATCATCTAAACGCAGGGGTCCTTGATCAATCATCAGAATGGAAGATCGTGAGAAGCTCGTCTTTTTAGGACGTACAGTCAAGGCCAGTCCTATTCGCACACTTGTTGATGCGGTAAAGGATATCCTAACGGAGGTGAATATGGAGATTGATGCAGCCGGCATCAAGATTATGGCCATGGATGGCACTCGCACCATTCTGGTACACATGCGTCTGTACGCCGATCGCTTCGATGAATTCTTTTGTACCCAAAAGTGTATTCTCGGTGTTGATTTCGTAAATTTCAACAAGATGGTGAAGCAGATCAAGAACGAGGATTCACTAGTCCTCTTTATGGAAAAGAGCAATCTGTCCCGGCTCGGCATTCGCATCATGAATGGCGAGAAGCAGATGGTGACCACCAAGTATCTGAATTTGATGGAACTGGATATCAAGCCCATTGAAATTCCTCCCGTGCACTTTCCCTCTGTTATTACGATGCCCTCTCTCGATTTCCAGAACATTGTGAAGGATCTCCTACAACTCGGTGACAAGGTCGAGATCAAGTCGGCGGAAAACGAACTCTCCTTCCGACTTGAAGGGGGCGAGTTTGGATCCCAGGAGACCATCTGTGTCTTACCCAAAAAACAGACGGAAATCGTACAGGGATACTTCGGACTTAAACCTCTCAGTCTTTTCACCAAGTGTACAGCGATGTCGACAGACATCATGATGTTTCTGAAGAACAACTATCCTATCATCATAGAGTACTCTGTAGCGGGACTCGGTGAGATTAAGTTGGCACTGGCACCTAGTACGAATCGTACAGAGACGGCCTCGAATATGATGTCGCACGCATAAATTATTCTGTAAAAGTAGAATGTCTCACTTGTGGCATGGTGGACCTCAAGGTCAAACTCCTTTCAAAGTAGGTGATATAATTGAAGTCACAGGAAATAAAGAAGATGGTGTTCATACAATAACAGCAGTATATCAAATACCAGGTATGGGCACTTACACATATTCAACAACATATTACAAAAAGAGTCCAACGACTGGTGAAATAGTGAAAATGATATCTCAAATTCCGCATACCCTTGCTACAAAAGTGTCTCGTCGTAATCGTAAATCTACTCGTAAGAGCAATCGACGCCGTAAGAACAGTCGACGCACTGTGCGCAATCGACGTACTGAGCGCCGATAATCACAAAAATTGAAGGCCAAAAAGCCCAGGAAATCGAACCAGCGTTCTATTTCCCGATCTTCCTTCTTTCCGAATATTAATATGACAACACCCTTCCCGTCCAGTATTCCCTGGACCGCTTATTATCATGCAACGTCCGACAGTCAGTGGGGGGCTTCCTCTTACAAGACTCTCGGTTCGTTTACGACCTTTGAGGATCTCTGGGGTGCCATGTCCTCCATTGAAACCAAGTTCAATAGCGGAATGTTCTTCTTTATGAAGGGCGCCCCTAAGGCCGGCGTGGAACCGCCTTCCTGGGACAAGGGCAACTATCCTCCTCTGTGGGAGCACAAGCACAATGTACATGGTGGCGCTTACTGTGTTAAGGTCGAATCTCAATCACCGTATGAGGTCTTTCAGAATTATCTGGCGGCAGCGATCCTTGGCGAGGTTACAACAGATGCAAGCAACCCCATTATTGGAGTAAGTTGTAGCCCTAAGCGTGGCTTCTCCATCATGAAACTATGGAACCTGTCTTCTGACGGTTACAAGGATCCAAAGGGAATCAAGCAAATTGCGGGAATCAAGACGGCGGATATTCTATATCGCCCTCATGGAGATGCTCGCATGTAAATGAAACTATAAAATAAACAAGACTACAAAAAGAAAAAAACAAAGAAAACATTTTTTGATTGCTGTGATTTCTTACTTCACTCTATAAGAGCGAACTAAGAATAAGATGCAGGGAGTGGGATTTGAACCCACGCACTTTCGTAACGGATGTTAAGACTCAGCCATCCCTGCTGTATACCGACGGGGGGGATCGAACCCACGACTTTCTCGTTAAAAGCGAGACACTCTACCAACTGAGTTACGACGGTAAGACACGTTAGTGTCGACTAGATGGTCATCACCTTGACAAGTATACAACGTATCCCATCTTTAGACCTGTGCTACAACTTCCTCCCCCTCATCATTCATACACTCAATTGTAGCCCCTTTCGGCACATAGACATGATTCGCCGTAGCCCACAACTGCACAAGTTGATGTACAGTCAGCACTGGACAATTATAAACCCGTATAGCACCGACCCAGTCGTCCAAACAGTGAGTTCGTTCCTTTATTTTTATAGAAAGACTCAAAAACGGTACAGGTCGATATCTTGCGTCGTCAGGCACATTGAGCAAGGGCGCCATTCGATTACTGTTGGGATCGTAAACGAAGGTCTTCAAGGATGGAGGAATATCATATCGACTACTTACAATATCACCTTGATTCAACATATATACCATCTCTGGTTCTGTCCCTACAGCAGTTCGGATCCACTTGATGGTCCTTTCTCTCTGCTGTTGGTACCAGGCTAGAATCCGTGTAAGACAGTCTAAAAAATATAGTGACCACATTAATTGTATACTGTAAGAAAAAGTTTAGGCCATTTCTAATCGGTGTTACACAGAACAAGATGATCCAACATCTGCCTTGGACATGCGATGACTTCCTATCGGGCACGACTCTTGAAAGGTGTGTGTTACATCGATCGTGCTCAAATCCAGGATCAAGAGCGCAAGTAGGACCATAATGAAAAAGACGGGTAGTGCCAAGAGAATCCAGGCCACGGATTCCATGTTACTAATGCACAGAATGTAAAGAAGCCCTGTACCAAAGATTAACGCAAAAAAGTGTTTTAAGGTGGCCGAACCGGATCCACGATACAGATCAAACAAGATCAGCGCCGTCATGCCGATCGGATACACCTTTGCCGGAAGGCAAAGAGATTTTGGTGTGCTGTTCATTCTACTGTAGGATCACTTTTCCATTTCGAAAGGTCCCTACACATTCGCCCGCCTCCTCGTCCCCTATAATCACATGGACATCATTTGATACCAGACCTCGAAAGTAACGCTTTCCTTCATGTTCTACAATCTCCATCTCTTCGAGATCCTTGGAGTCCATTCCCGTTTCAGCGTCAATGCCCACTTCCTCGGAATTTACATCGTCGTCTTCTGTAGGACCGTCGATCGTTCCGTCGATCGTTCCGTCTGCTTCAATCTCCGAAATCTGAAAGGGGTGCTTCAACAAGGACGCAAACTGCGGGGGTTCGTGCTCATACGGATAGGGACAGGCCTCTGAATCAAGTTTTACAACACTGACATTGGGAACCGTCTCGTGAATAATCAGCGTGGGTTCGCTGTCCTTTACATTGATATCCTTTGTTTGGGATTTCTGTGAGTCTTGAGATTCTTGCGATTCCTTCACGAACATGGCGACAGGCTCCTTAAAGTAAGGCGATAACCCATAAGAAGGAATAGACATCGGTCTGGTGATTAATTCCTCCGCAAAACTATGCGAAATCGCATTATGCTGTTGCTGTTGGACTTCCTTGATTTCCAACATATCCACTGCCATAGAAAGTAGGTTATCAAATCGTTTGATTAGTTCAGGTCGATTCTCCATATCATTTTTTGCTTCAAGTACTAGTTTGAATGCTTCGCTTGCGAAATTTCGCAACTGATGTAGAGAACTCATGGTGTGATGAGTTTTTTACATCGTGTGTCGGCTTCAATTTTTGGGTTCAGCATCGCAGTTTACTTCGTCTGAATCTGCATCGCCCACTCGACGGTCGACTCCTTCGACTTGACCGGCTTTGTGCGACGAAGGCGTAAGCCCTGAGCCCCAGGCGCATTGTACTTGTGCTGAATATCCGTCTTTGAAAAGACAGACTTCAAGTTCTGGTCGTAAAAATCCACCGGCTTTGTATCCATTGTCTGAATAATACTGACCATAGGAGGCGTCATGACATCGATGCGCAACTTCTTCTCATGTAGGACCGCTCTGTATTCCGAAATATCCATCGATCCTCCAAACATGCGCAAGACTTCTCGAGGAGGCGCCGGTTTCACGCCCCTCGGACTTCCAGAGGGAACCCCTGCATCATCCCCATACAAGGAGTTCAGAAGTGCGTAACGTTCCCACTGAACATGTGCATCTAACTTCTCCCTGAATAGATAGGATACAGAACATTCAGGAGAGCAGAAATTTCCATACATGTGCCATACATCATCCGCAATATGACTGGGAATCGCCACCGGTTGCGATGCAAAGTTATGGCAACACCAAAAACAGCAGATTTCCGTCTTTTCAGGCAATCGCTTGTAACGATTGCTATCTTGAAAGAGAACCATCAGTTTCTCGGAATAATTCGTAGGGAGACGACACTTGACGACTGGCGCAGTTACCGCAATAGAGGTTGAACTGGGTACAGGTATCGTTGTAGTTGCTTCTTGTCCCTCCAGAAAACTCAACTTGTTCGGCTGATCATCATAAGGATTTGGAAGCAAATCGGCTATCACCGGATTATACTTTAACTCATTCGACGATTCAAAGGTCAAATCCGCTGTCTTTACAGGGATGTGCGCAATCAGAGGACGTTGTTCGGATAAGAAGGACCCTGTAATGCCACTCGGCGTTACAATGGCGACGACCGGCGGAGTCTTCTTTGAAGTCCTTCCTGTAGCACGAGTCTTCTTCTTTGTGGGATCCGTCTCTATTGAACTCATGATGAGTATTTCAAGTGATTCGAACTTTAGACCAAGCGATATATTCAAAGGGTCTAAAGCGCCGACAGGTATAGGCTCGTTTGAACACAAAAATTGAAATCACTCTGGTTCATCCATCTCTTGTACAAATGCTTCGATCATCCTTCTTTATTACAAGCCTTTCCCTTGCGCTTGCGACCTTTCGGCCCTGCGGCCAACCCACAACCTTCCTTCCTATGCTCATGAATGCGTCTCCTGATACCGTTACGTACGGAACAAATATGACCCTCTTTATATACTTTATGCACTATGGCGAGCCTGTGTTTGAAGGCTCCCTTCAAATTGAAACAAAGACGCACGGTGTAACCATCTATAATCAAACCTTTCCAATGTGTGATTATATACAATGCCCTATAAGCGCAGGAAATACAACATGGATTCGCACCTTCAATTGGCCCACGTCCTTTGCTGGTAAATATATAACAAACATTCGACTCAAGAATACTACAACTACCTTTCTTTGTTTAGAGCACCAGATAGTGGTTCCTTGGTTTTAACACAATCACATTCATTACAACAAGGTTCATTACAATCGTTACATCTTTTTTTACAATCATCAATTGATTTACAAGTTGAACACCATAAATCAATACATCCATTGCATAGAAATTCATAATTCTCTACAATGTTCCAATTTGGACAATTATGTTCAAGATTCCAACCATGGAGTTTTTGTAAACGACGAATTATTTTCCAGTTGTGCACATCAATTTCGCCTTCTTCTAAATCATTGCAACAAGTGCATGTAGAACAAGATATACATATCTGAATCAAGACACCGGATTCATTCTTTGCCTCTCGCAAACTCTCGTCATCCCCATTACAAATACTACACTCATTCATTATGAGTTTCATGTGTAATTCACGATTATCATCATTTTTTCACAGCATGGTCTAAACTAGATTTGATTCAATACCACCAAGAATGTCTGTATGGACTGAAAAGTATCGTCCCGCCTGTTTGGCAGATATGAAGGGGCATCGTAAAATCAAACAACTGCTCGAACGAAGTATTAAGACCAAGTGTGTAGGTCTCCCCCCTCTTATTTTTTATGGACCTCCTGGTACTGGTAAGACATCCTTGGCGATGGCATTAGCAAAAGAAACATATCCAGACATCAGTCCCAGTTTGTTTACTATGTATTTGAATGCATCAGACGAACGTAGCATTGAGGTCATTCGAGATCGTATTCTTCAGTTTACACAAACGACGTGGCCTGGTATTGAACGTAAGTTTGTAATGTTCGACGAGGTCGAAACCATGACAGAACCGGCTCAGGCATCCCTCCGATCCTTGCTCGATGAAGTGGATAGAGAAGGACACAAGACGACTCCTCTATTCCTCTTTTTGTGTAACTCTCTGTACCGTATACACCCCTCCATACGATCCAGATGCGTGGCTTTGTTTTGTGCACATGTGCCTCTTATACATGTCAAAGATACCTTGAAGATGATACAAAAGGCAGAGGGTGTCACTGCAGTAAAGACTCCAAGTGATATTACCTTTTCATTACAGCGGGGCGATTTACGATCCTTTGTCACCGCTATTCAATACGGAACTGAACTGAATCCCTGGGATACTTGGTTCAGTCGGTTAGAGGCGGCTAAGACGGGCAAGTCCGTCTATGTATGGGACGACGGTTTGAAGAAGACGCCCTTTTGTGTACTGATTCGTCACGTCTTCCTGTGGCTTCAAACCCACAAGGGCGGGATCTATTTCAAGAAACCTGAAATGAAGGACTTTGTGGATGCGTGTTTGGAAGTACAGGATGCGCCGATGACGACACTGTTGGAACGTGTGCCTGCCGCTTGGGAAAGGTTTTATTTGTAGGAAACAGACTAATGAGCGAAGCGAATTTGTCTGATTCCATACATAAAACCGACCAAAGGTTTTATTTGTAGGAAACAGACTAATGAGCGAAGCGAATTTGTCTGATTCCA